ACCGGCCAGTGAAGGTGAGCGTCTCCGTCTCACCATGCACGAACTGAGTTATGGCAGTCTGCCGGTTGAGCGCGAACTTCTCCGAGTAGGTGCTCTTAACTTCCTCGGTGAGCCCCTCCGCATGGAACTGGCCCGTGACCTTCTCGGGAGTAAGGATGCTTCCGATAGTCTCGGGAAGACGGGTCAGTACCCAGGTCTGCTCGAAGCCAAGTAGGGATGCAATGAACGACATGGCTAGGTGCTCGCAGTCGCCGGCACGACGACGCCGGTCTCGCGCATCTGCCGACGGATGAAGGGTTCAGTGGTTGCACCGGACCGCTCGAAGATCGTCTGGGTGTGCTTGGCTGCGTTCTTCAACGAATCCTCCCCGTCGATGCACGCCTTGACCTCTTGATTGAGCACGTTCTTGAGATTGACGTTGACGTCGGCCGTGAGGCCTTTCTGCGCCGCCTCAAACGCGGCCTTCCCCCTCGCCTTCTCCTCCTCGGCACGCCGTGCCAGGATCTTCCTAGCGGTCGCGAGGTTCTCTTTGCTGGCTTCGACCCCAAACCCTTCGAGCACGGCACGCTCTTTGTCCTCCTCACTCGCAAGGAACGCACCAAAGCTTAGTCCGCCTTTTCTCTTATCGTCTTTGTCCGCCGCCTCAACAACCGCTTCGGTGGTTCCAGCCTTCACCCCGAACCCAAATCCGGTCCTATCCGGGGTGACGGCTCTCTTGGCGGTCGAAGCAGCGAACGCGTTCAGAGACTTTCTGATCCCTGGCGGAATCGCATCGCCGAAGGCACCAAGCGTGAGGTCGACGAGCTTAGAAATCGTGCTGAAGAAAAGCCGAACAGGGGCCATCATGATATCGCCGATGGAGAGCATTATCGTCTTGAGACCGGCCTTGAAGTCGCCGCGGAACAACTGGAGGATGCCGAACAGAATCCCTTTCACGCTGGTGAACAGGCCCTCGAACGGCTCCTTCAGCGCAGTGACGAGGAACTTAGTCACGACCAGGAACCCGGTGACGATAGACCCGATGACTCCGGTCACCACCGCTACGATGTTGCCTAGGACTTCGGCGACGACCATGCCGACCTCTCGCCAGTCCGTTGCAGTGTCATCGGTGCCGTCGTCGAAGATCGCAAAGATCTCATTGACGAGCGTTTTGATGACGCCGAAGAAGCTTGAGAAGGTTCGCGAGACCAGATCGATGGCAGGTCCCATCCCTTCCCGGAATCCTTCGATGAACGGCTCGATCACGTTGGTGAAGGTGTCGTCGATGAACGTGGCAATAGTGTTCCACACCCGGGCCACCGTCTCACCGACGGTCTCGTTCTCCTTGCGTACCGCCAGAAAAGCCAGGCCAATGACCGCAAGGATGGGGGCCATCAACAGCAGGCCGGCAACGATGGGGCCGATCACCGCACTGGCTATGAATCCGATGGCGGCGAATGCCAAGGCCACGGGAGCGAGCGCTCCGACCACGAGCACGGCAATGGTGGCGATCTTGAAGAACTGCTCCAACCGCTCTTCGCCGACGGAGTCCTTGAGCTGCTTCCCGAACTTGCGGACTCCGGCGACCAGAGAGCTGAACCCAGCTTTCACAGAATCTAGCCCGGCCAACACCCCTTTGGCAATGGTGGCGGCCGTACTACCTTGCTCACGCTCAATCTTCTCCAAGCGCTCTCTGCGGATGATAGCACCCTCGATCTGGCCCTCGATCTTAGCGCGCGCAGCTGCCTGTTCGATGAAGCTCTTCGCCGAATTCCCTTTTGCCCTGTCAACAACGCCGGCGATCTTGGTCTCAGCGTCAGCTTGCGCGTTGATGGAACCGATGAACTTGTTCCTCAGAGTTGCCTGTTCGGCAGCCGTGAGCCGCCGCGTCTTGGCGATGGCTGCCAAGCCCTCTATCTCGCTCTTCTGGGCGATTTTCTCCTCATCGCTCAGCTTCTGTCGGGCGAGCCCTCCAACGACGAACTGAGCCATGCTGGTGGCCTGCGCTGCTGCCTGAGAGCGAGACAGCTTCTGCTCCCCCGCGGCCTGTGCGACGATGGCTGCAAGGCCAGCCTTAGCGGCTCCCCGTTGCCGCTCACTTAGCTGGTCAAGCACAAAGCTCTTCTTTGCGAAGCCATCGACTTCACGCTTGGCGGCTGCGACGGAGGCATCGGCCGTTGCCTTCTGGTTCTTCTGCAAGCCCGCGAAGGCGTCGAGGACCTGGTTCAGACCGCCGGTGATGTCCTGCACGGTCTCCTTGAACGGGCCCAGTAGCGGGTCGAAGAACCCGATGAAGATGGACTGCACCGACGACTTGAACAGGGTGAAGGCGCCGGCGAGGTTGTCCAGACGTCTCTCCGCGGCCTCGGCCGCAGCCCCGATGCCGAACGACGACTCAAGCAGATCCTGCGTGAGGTCTTTGATCGCCTTGCCGCCGGCCGATTCCAGGGCACCGAACGCTTTCGCACCACGGATGCCGAACAGCTCTGTGGCCAGCCGCGCTCTCTCGGTCGCGCTCGGGATGCCCTTGAGCTTCTTGGAGAATTGGTCGACGATGTCGCCGATGGGGAGCAAGTTCTTGTTGGCGTCTTCGAGTTCGATGCCCCACTTCTTCATCACCCGAGCACCCTCTTTGCTCGGCTTAGTCAGCTTGACAAGGAAGTTCGTGAAATTCGTCCCGCCGGTGCTCGCGTCGAGGCCGGAATCAGCAAGCTTGCCGAAGATGGCGGCCAGCTCTTCCGTCTGGATCCCCATCTGCCGCGCCTGGGGCGCTCCGAATTTGAATGCCTCACCAAGCTGGACGATGTTAGTGTTGCTCTTGGCCGAGGTCAGGACCAAGATATCGGCGACGTTGGACGCTCGCCCAATTTCCAGACCCATACTCTTGACAATCCGGGAGATGATACTCGCGGATTCGGCCAGGCCGATCCCCTCAGCAGCAGCCGCGTTCATCACGCCGCCGAGGCCTTCAATGATCTGAGACGTGTCGAATCCGGCCCGGCCAAGGGCCTCCATGGCCTCAGCGGACTCGGTGGCTGAGAAGACCGAGACAATGCCCTGACGCTTGGCCTCGTCGGTCAGCCGGGTCATGTCCTCGGTATTGGATCGGGTGATCGCCCCGACCGCGGACATCTGCTTCTCAAAGTCGACGGCGATGGAGAGGCCAATGCCGAGCCCGGCAGTGACCGCTATGCCTGCAATGCCGGCGGCACGGAGACCCACACCGACCTGCGACATCCCCTTGCCAAAGCTGACAGCGCTCTTCTGAAGGCTGCCGAAAGCAGCCCCCGCCCGCTTCATGGATGCGATCCCCTTTTTCTCCTCGAAGGAGAGGAACCCGCCAACGCCTATGCGCTCGAATGCCATGATCGCCTACCGCTTCTTGCCAGCCTTCTTGATACTCGCCTCCTCATGCTTTTGCTGCTTGAGCAGCCGCTTTAGCATCAGGCCACGCTCCTCAGTGTCCATGTCGAGGCATGCTTCCCAACTCATGCCGGGGACGCTGTAGAGCAGGGCGAACACTTCCTCTATGAACTCCCCGCGGCTGAGGGTTGGGAAGAAGAGCCGAAAAAATTGTCGTACCCCCACTCCAGGTTGTGAACGAACGTCCCGGCGCATGACGGACATCTCCCCGTGACCTGCATGTCCGGGCCGATCCCGTTCGCCTCGATCCGCTCAGTGAGAATCTCGATGTCGCGCTTCGACATCTCATCAAGATCCTCGGGCCGCAGGGTGTGCTCGACCAGGTCGCCTTTCTGGTCCTTCGACCGGAATCGAATGCAGCCGAGCATGACGTCCATCTTGATCGAGGAGTTCTCCAGCCCATCCTTGGCGGCGTTGCGGATTGTGTTCTCCATGGTCGCCCAGGGCATGGGGACCATCTCGAGGGCCTCCACTATTTCCCCGCGCAGCTTGAACGGATCCGATAGCTCGTAGGTCCACTCGGCATCTTCCGGGTTCTCGACGCACTTCACGTCGAGCGTCTCCAAGTCCGCCGTGAACGGGAACCCCCGGCCGCAACGGTCGCAGACGATGTTGAGGCGGACGTCCTTCCCGATGCACAGGTACCGGAGGTAGATGTACATGTAGAGAACGTCGGCGGCGAGCATGGAACTGACGACCACGGCCCTCTGGTCGTCGTTCAGGCTTTCGAAGTTGTGGTGCCCGGCCTGGGTGAACATGAACCCCAGAAGCCGCCCGGGAAAGCCCGCCGGATTCGAGCGCGCCTGCCCACGGAGCTTGGCGATCTCCCTCTCCTCCTTACCGCGCCATGGCTTGCTCGCCAGGTCGCGGGTCACCTTGCCGTCCATCCCCATAGTTCCATGGGGAAGAGACGCCCCCCGACTTGCCAGGGGCATGACCTCGATCTTCGCACTCTTGCGCGGAACCAGCCGCGTCACTGCTTTCGGATCTTCCACGGTTCACCTCCAATTAGCTTGGAGCCTTGTCAGGCCCAACCGCGTGTTATGGGAACTACGGCAGCGGTATGATGCTGTCGTACTTGAACGTGTACTCGATCTTGGCCATCTCGCCGTCGTTCGCCATGTCCACGTCGGGGAGAACGCGGTTGGAGATCCACAGGCCGATCAGTTCATAGGCAACAGTCTTGTCGTCGTGGATATTCCGGAAGAGCATCGTGCCGACCCGCTTGTAGGTCGGGATGACGGGGTCGCGCCCTTCCTGGTGCCAGACGTCCATGAAGATGCGTTCGACGTCGTGGTGCATCGGCAGCATCGCCGTGAACTCATTGACGGTCTCTTCGCCGCCTGTCGCCTGCGTGCGATCCGGGAGTTCGATACTCGTCGTCTCCGACGGCATGCCGGAGATCTCGGTAAAGACGATGGTCGTCGGCCCGGGCTGAACTTTCAACTCGAACTGATTGAGCCCGATATGGCCGGCTTGGATCTCACCCTTCATGGTATTCTCCTCGCGTGGTTAGCGTGCGTCACCGGTCGTCAGCTACTCGACATTGATGGGGCTCAGAAGCAGCGTCGCTAAGAAGTTGGCCCCGGCAGTCGGTGCCTGAGTCACCTCAAGCTCGATGGGTATGTTGGCTGGGACCTCTACATTGAGAGGGGTAAAAATCTCGCTACCGTTAAGTGTAGTGTGTGGAATCGTCACGGTGGCAATAGTGCTAGCGGCCTCTGCCGCAACGATTGTGTCCGTAGTGTTGCCCCAGTCCCCGGCCTGAACGAGAAGCCCGGTAACGCGCACTGGGAATGGCAATATGATCTGGTCGAGGCTTGCAACGGCGATGACCGCTTGCACACCCCTTAGCAGCGGTCCAGCCTTCGCCATGTCGACGAGCACGTCACGCAGGGTATCCCTGCCACTGGACCTATCCTGGAGCGCCTGGGCGTCTTCTAGGGCTTTCTTGAGTTGCTTGGTTGCCATGTCCTTGCTCCTACGTCAGAGAGTTGTTGCCGTTGTCTAGCCGACCTGGTCGAAAATGCCTTGCTTGCCGATCCTGATAATGAACCGCTCCACGGTATCGGCTAGCTTCAGGCTGATGTCAGCGATCAGGTCGCCCTGGGCCCGACTCGAGTCTGGGTTGTTCTCGCTGTCGATCTTAATGATCGCAGCTTCCTGGAACGTCGCACCGCGCAGGGCCCGCTTCACGAACTCCGGCCGGAAGAAGCCATTGAGCGCGCTGATGGCGACGGCGTCGTTGGCCGGGTCGTTGATGGCGAAGATGATGAAGTCGAACTCCTCGCGGAGCACGTTCTCGTAGAAGCTCATCAGCTCCCGCTGGTGCTTGAACTTCCACTCGGGGTCATCGAAGAGGGTACGGTCACCCCAGATGATGAAGTTGCCCTTGACCTTCTTGATCACCCCAATACCGACCGGGTTAAGCAGCTCCTCGTTGAGGACCTTGTCTTTGGTCGGAATGTCCAGGAGCGCCGGCAGTGTCGCTTCTAGGCCCGCCTGAGCTTTCTGGTAGCCGTCGTTGTCGCGAACGATGGCGGCTTCACGCCCATGGATTTGGCCCGTGAGCGAGACCTGCTTGAGCTTGCCGTCCCTTGAGGCCTGGTCAGTGACATCACCGAAGGATGGGAACGAGACCACCGCGTAGATGGAGCGGCCGACACCAGTGGCACCGTTGATGAAGTCGATAGCTGCCGTCTCCGTCACGATGCCAGGCGGGATCTCGTTGCGGTACTGGTAGTTCCGGCTGGCCGCGTAAGCCACACCGGCTTTCTGAACCGCCGTCGCCGTGTTGCCGGGCGTGGCCATCTTGATCAGGCCGAAGTTCTTCCCGAACAGGCGATTGAAGGGCGACGTCTCGACGTCGTACCCCTGCGTGATGAAGTCGGCGTCCACATCGGAGATACCGTCCTGTCCCTTGGCAAGCTCCTGCGGGGCCTCGACGAGGAACTCGTCCACGTCAGTCGTACCCACCTGCATGTCAGACCCAAGCGCCACATTGATCGTGTTGTGGGTGTTGGCCGTGATACGGAATCGCAGGAGATTGTTCGTAGCGATCGTTGCCCCCGCCTTGTCCGGGAACAGGAAGCCGTCGACCAGCGAGCCCGGGATGAAGGGCTTGTACTGGATGATAATGGTATCGTTCAAAACGAGGGTGGCTTCCGGGGCAACAGTGAACGGCGGCGTGAACTTGTTGTCCGGGACGAATTCCGCCCCTGTCGTCCCCGCCGCGCCTAGCGATCCAAATCTGTCAGAGACCACAGTGAATGCAGTGGCGGACGAGAACGTGATAGTGATCACCTGCTCCAGCATCACGTCGTTGGTAGTGCCCAGAGTGACCGCGGGTTCGACATCAGTGACGTTGAAGGTCACGTCGTGGATCTCCGCCGTCAACACGGTCGCAGCGATCCCACTCACAGTGCTCACCCCGTAATGGTTCGCCGGGCGGGTAGCCGCAACGTGCGTGCCAGTCACCAGGTCGACGACAAAGATCTCGTCGTTGTTGGTGTCGTCGTTGATGAGGGCGACCCAGTAGCGCCCGTTCACGGGGTCGGTATGGAGATTCGCGTACTTCTTGACCTCAACGCCGTCGACGAACACCGTCAGCGCGAACTCGGTGTCCGGGTTCTCTTCACCGTCCTCGATGAGGATGGACAGAGCCTTGGTCTCGCCGTCCGGGAGCAGGTTGTCCAGCTCCACGTTGTAGCGCGCTGGGTCGTTGGCGCCCAGGTCGGTCAGCATAGTCGAGCCGGCGGCTACCGTGATCACACCAGCCACCGTGTTGCCGACAATCTCAAAGGTCTTGTTCGGGACGTCGTCAAGGGTGACGATGCCACCCTTCAACTGGTCTGCGGTGAAGGTCTTGCCAGTGATGATCGTGAGTTCCGTGTATCCGGCTGGATTGGCAAGGCTGTCCGTGATGACATCCTTCTTGCCGCCCCAGCGCCCACCGTTGGCCGCCTTGACGGTCCCCATAGCGGTCCGCGTTGCAGCGATCCGTGAGTAGAGCGTCAGCTCCGACTGCACCTCGTTGCCGTCGGTGACGCGCACGAGGTGCATGCCGCCGGCGCCGGCCGCGTTGTCGAAGTAATCCTCGGCGGCGTCCGGAAGCAGCGAGTCTGGAATGAGCCCGCCGCAGACTTTGAAGAACTCCTGCTTGCTGAACACCGAGATCAGCTCACCCACCGGCCCCTTCTCTAGGATGCCGGTGTAGCCGACCATGCCCAGAGCCCCGGGCTGAATCGTCTTCTGCCCCTCGACTTCAACGATTGCGACGCCAGCGCCACGAGTGGGTCCAAATCTCTTCTGTGCCATGGCTCTAGCCTCCTATGGCTTCTCTGCTAAGATGAAGCCGTCCTCGGTTGAGAACTTCGTGACTACGGGGATGTCGACCGCATCCTTCCCGTGGAACACCACGTCGCGGATGCGGAACAACGCTCGGCCCGTGTGAAGGTCAGCACTGCTGGATGGGGTTCGAGAATCATACTTCTCCACTATCAGTAAGGAGAATACCTCGTCAAGCCCCCTTGAACGGATGGAAGGATGGTTCAAGAAGAATCGCTTGATCTCGTCCGACAGACGGTGCTGATCCACGAGCTTATCCGTGATGCCCTGGAGGGTGATTTCCAGGTCCCCCTGGATAGGTGCCTGGACTTTAACCCCCGTCCCAGCGCTCTTATCCACGACCTTGTCCGGGATCGCCATCCGACGAGCATCCGCCCAGCCAATCTCGTCCAGGACGACGACCGGCACCTTGGAGATCTCCGTGAAGTCCTGGCTCGTGGTGACCACAACTGGCGGCTCGTAGATGAAGCGCACTCGGATGTCGTTCGAGTCTGGGACGCCTGGGCTGATGGTGATGATCCCCGTCGACGGCACGAATGAGACAAAGAGGTCGACCAGATGGTCCGGGTCCGCTGTCTCGTCGTAGACGGAGTCCACGTCGACGATGTTGTAGGGCGTCTCCACGGCGTTCCCGCTGATATCGATCTCCGTGACGGGGCCCCCAGATCCAGTCGCTCCAACGATCAGCTCGGCGATAGGCCGGAGGGATTCCCGTAGCTCCCGCACCATCGACCGCAAGATAATGTCCTCGAACTGCTCCACGTCGCTCGCCCAGAGGACGCGGATCTCCTCAAGCTCAGGGGTGACGTCGGAATCCGTGGTGGTGAGCTGCACCACGACGCCCAACTTCTGAGACGTGACCGGGAAGGTGGCGATGTTCGTTGCCACCTCTTCCTCGGTGTTGAAGTCAACGACGTTGACCTCCCAGGTCGAGCCATTGAAGAAGAACTCGTCGGTGCCATCGGTGAGCCTATAGCCGGCATCGGTGGTCTGCACTTTGGCGACACCTCCGCCGGCCGCAGCTCCTCCCACGAACTGATGCTCGATCACCGCCTGGAATCCGATCCACTGCTTGACGGTCGTCGGGTTCGTGACCCGCGTCGTAGCAATGCCAGAGGCGGGAAATGGCGGCCCAATGAGCCGCAGACGGCTGATCCTCCCGTCAAGGCGGATCCCAGCGCCCAGCGTGATATCGCCGCGGTCGTCTTCCTCGAAATGGAAGTGCTTGACGAGCTTGGTGACCCTCACTTGGACTTCCCTTTCGACTGTGCCTTGAGACTACGCTGGATGGCCTGCTCCCACTGACGCTTTACCGCCGCTCGCAGCTTGGGCTCCTCAAAGGCCCGCTTGATGAACGGACGGGCCGGGATGATGATCACCTTGGTCGATGGCTTCAGTGGCAGCCACCCACCAGGTCGGCGCCCCCATAGCTCAGCCGCCCGGCCGGTCAGTCTTTCTGGGATCATGTTGCCGACACTCACCATCCACAACAGGCGGAACATGTCCCGCATCGCCTGGGACACCTTGATCACCGCACCCTCGTGAATGGCTGCGGCAGCCTCGAAGTTGCGGTCGGCCAAGAGGAACCCGATGAACACGGTCTTGTCGTCACTCTGCACCTCGGACGTGAGACCCTGGAACAGCCTGGTTCCGCTGTCGACCAGCGGCTTCTTGCCAGAGCCTTTGATGTGTTCCGTGAGTTCCGCATTGCCCTCAAACCCACCACGTCGGATACCTCGCCGCACAGCGCCAAGCGCCAGCTTACCATTGCGCTCGGCCGCGAGTCGCAGATGCTTGCGAGCCACGCCCTTGAACTTGCGGCCGTCAAACGCCAGATCCAGGCGCTGCCAGCCCCTATCCATCACGAACCCAGTCTTCGGCATCAGGATCCGCGCCTCTGCTTCGATGGTTGCCGGTCCTCGAAATGCGCCTTGACGAGCGTCGGGCCGTCCTGATCTGGGTAGTGCCCCTGGAATTCCAGCCTGACAATGAAGACGTCGGTATTGACGCTACCGATCTTCTTGAAGCGGTCGTTCACCTGCAGGACAACACTCTGAGCATTGAGATCGGACAGGCGGAACAGCACATAGCCGAGAGACGTCTCGGTAGATCCGCCCCGGTCGTGACCCTTCAAGAGCTGTGAATTCCATCTCGGCTGCCCTTGAACCGTGACGGTAACCGTGCGCGCCGCGTGTTGGATGGGCTCCCGGGCGTCCGGGTCCATGAAGGTCTCACTGCGGTCGATCTGCTGGATCTGTACCGGGACAGGATGGATCAAATTTGGGTTCGGCATTAGCCATGCCCGAAGTGTGTCGGCGACTGTACCGAGATCGGAGCCTTGTAGAGCCGGATGATATCGTGGAACTCCTTGTTGTCGGTGATCCCCGACAACCCGGCCGGCCGCTTCTCGACAGGCCCGCCAGCCTGGGCGTACTTCCTGCTGTGGCCGTCCGTCTTCTCCTCGAGCAGGTTGCCCAGGAGCGCCGGCGGAGGGGGCAGAACCGGCGGGACAGACGTATCCACGAACAGCGGGCTCTGAAGCTTCTCAATGACCAGGATCTTGACCGCACGCTTGATCGGCTCCGGGGTACTGCCATCCAGCTCCACGAATCCGAAGTCGCCTTTGATCTCCTGGTTCTGCCTCCCTTTACGGAAGATAAGATGGTGATGGATATCGAGCGGGCGCGTGAAGATGTCGTGATGCTCGTCGCTCGAGATCAGCTTGATGCGTGGGTTGCGGCGGTCGTCCGGGAGCAGGCGGCCATTGTAGACGAGGAACAGCCCCGGATCGAGGTTGTCCTCGGCGTTGTTCAGCCGGACATGGTCGATGTTGATGATCGGCACCGGCAGGTGCAAGGTATCCCCGTTGACGCCATCGAGCTTGAGTGTCACGGCCCGGGAATCGAACCACTGCCGCGTCATGCGCTCGACAAAGACCTCGACCAAGGCGATGGTCGCATCAATGGTGGCGTCGGTGGGAGGGTCTGCGGTGAGGCCCTCCGCGCGGATATCGGAAGCGGTAATGTAGGCCACGACGCCTCCCTAAGCTACTCCCAGAAGCTCTTCTCGCGCTTCGCCACTGGAACGTAGGATATGCGGCGCTTGACCGGGACAGGCTTCCCGAAGTCGAAGCCATCCGCGTTGCGCTGGAAGGGCACTGAGAGGAGCATGCGGTCCGGCGGGCCCCCGTTCTTCTTGAACTGCATGATGTCGGCGATAGCCGAGTCGGCGAAGATGTCCGAGATGAACACGTCGAATGGCTTTTTGAGCTTCATGATCTTGGCGATGTGGGTCTCCATCGCCCGCCTGATTTCGCCCACGGCCTCGTTCAACGACCCCCCGTTGAGGGGAAGGTCGCTGGCCTTAGACACGTACACCAGGGTTGGTCTCGCTGACATCCGAGCCCTCCTAAGCGGCCAACGGGTTATACCGTTGCTTGCCGATCCTGAACAGCGACACCCGCGCGGCGCGCTCCTGCTGGTGGACGAAGACGCTCGCCCGCACGTCGCCGGCCAGACAGATCATCCGCTCACCACCCTTGATCTTGCGATCCGGTGCTGGAGTCATCAGCTCAGCCAAGAACGTGACCGGGCCAAGGCCATCTGGCCTGGCAACCGCGTAGCTGACTCCTTGGTGGCTGATCGTCATGGCTGTAATCTGAGCCTGGAACCTGGGGTCCCCAAGCCGCGACGCCAGCCACTTCGCCTGTTCGCTATCGCTGAGGTCGATGCTAGCGGTACGCCCGTCGCGGGTATGAACCCTCAACATGGCTCAGGTCCTACTTATCCTTGGACTTCTTGTCCGACTTGCCGTCGCTGAACCTAGCCGGCGATGGCTTGGCTTTCGGCACAGCAACCCGCTTCCGAGGCTCCGATATGACCGTGATCCGTGCCGCGAGGGCGGCGTGGACCGGCGTAGCGTTGATGTGATGCAGCTCGTCCTCAGTGACGGACCTGGCCGTCCCGGGGCGGAGGTACAGGGCCCCATCGCAGGAACGCTTGGTCTTCTCCGGGAAGTCATCCACCTGGCAGGGAGACCCCTGCTTTGAGATCTGGATCATGGGCATGGCTTGGTCTCCGTCGCTAGGCGGCCTCCATCTGGGCCTGGGCTTCAAGGATCGCGACTATGATGTCGGGCTTCCGGGAATCCAGATCGATCTCGAGCGTGAACCGTTCCGCCGCCAGTGTCACCAGCTCAGGCTTGGTCATGCGCCCCAGCATTGCTGAGGTGTAGGCCTTTGGGTCCTCGGACTTCGGAGGCAACTTTGGCTCCGCGTCCGGCAAGATGGTGACAACGAACTCGGTGTTGTTCTTGAAGTAATCGATCTCGCTCTGTTTGGTGACGATCCGGGATTCGTTCCTCTTCCACGTCTTCCCCTTGGGGGTCTGGTAGGTGAGACATCCTCTCAGCGTGATTCTTGCTCGTGCCATCTTGAGACTCCAATCAATGGCTTGGGGTTGCGCCGCAAAGAACCGGCTTAGCTGCCGGCCCCAACCTAGATGTCAGTTCCCAGGTTCTTGGCCTTGACGAGGGCTTCGTCCTCCTCGAACTCGACCGACACCTTCGCAGTGATGGCGTACTGATTGACGCCTTTGAAGATGTCCCGGTCCTTCTCAATCCGGATGTCGCGACCGATACCGACGATGAAGTTCATCCGGTGGGTCAGGAGGATCTGGGGTGAGGCGTTGTACGTCACCTTCACAGTGTCACCGTCGCCGATAGCCGAGCCCGATTTACGAGCGATGGTCCCGGCCGCAGCATCGAGGATGTAATCGGTATCCTCGATGAATGGGGTCTCGGCGGTGGCACCAAGAGTGTCGTTGTTCACCACGACGTTGGTGACGCCAGTGGACCGCAACGAGGTCGCAAGAAGGGCGGTGAGCACGATGTGCTCCACGGCCAGGGGCTGGAGGTCCCACAGCGGGATTGGGACAGCCCGTACACCGAACGGCCCGAGAGAGCCGCCAGCCGCCGCGTCGTCACCGAGCTTGGTCGCGCGGGTGGCCAGCTTCTCCTCGAAGAGCTGCCACAGGTCTGGCGACAAGTAGAACCGGAGCATTTCCTTGTTCCGGCGGAACTTGGTCGGCATCGCCCGCAGCATCCTGCCGAAGATGTTGAGGCCGATGTTCGAGCCCTCAGCATCGACCACGTTGGCGCTATCGCCCAAGCGGGACCAACCGTCGAAGAGCGCCAGGTAGGTGTCCTTGCGGAAGTCGGTGCTTGATCCCTGGCCGAAGAAGTTCTCCGGCGTGATTGCCGGGCCGAGCTTGTCGCCGAGGATGTACAGCTCTTCGAGGTCGTTGGCGAGCTGCGTCGCCATCATGCGGATGATCCGCTCCTCGACATTTGAGCCCTCGATGTTGACCTCCTTGAAGACGTCACCGATCTCGAATGGAACGATGATCTCTTCCGGCCGGAGGGTGACCTTGGAGGTGTTGATCCCGCGCCGGATGCCGGGGTCCTGCGCCTCGACCTTCGGCATCGCAACGCGCGCCCCAACACCGATCTTGTCGATGTCCAGGTCTTCGTTGCGGAACTTCACCACCCGAGCATGGTCTTTGAGGACCGTCTCGTTGATGACGAAGTCGATGAATGCATCCGACTGCGCCGTGTTGAGCTTCCCCTGGGCAGCTAGCGCATCGGTGGTGATGACTGCCTTTCTGACCAGTTCTTCGTTGCTGATTGGCATGATGTTCGGTCTCCTTAGGGATGTTCAGTCCCCTTAGATATTAAGGCTTCCGGCGCTCAGACGTTGCTCATCGGTTCAAGTGGTAGGGTTCTAGTGGAGAAGACCGCTCCAGATGCCAGCACCTTTCTCAACCTTGGTCTCAGTCCCGCCGCCGTCTTCGAGCGAAGCCGATCCGCCGCGAGTCTTCTCGATCTTCTCCAGCTTCTCGTTCACCGGAGCCATCGCCTTGGTGACCGCTGCGGTAATCTGATCACCGACGGACTTGGCCACCTCCGGCTCGGTCGGACGGACCTGGCTAGGGAAGCCCGGGTCCTTCGGCAGGTCACCCTTCGCGAGCGCCTTGAGGGCCTTCTCGAAGACGACTGGGTCGGCTTCCTTGAGAATGGCAGCCGTATGCCCGAAGAGCTGCAAGACCTTTTTGATGCTCCTGGCGCCCGCAACGCGGCCCTTTGTGATCTCACTGGACAGCTCGATGCTGCCGTCAGTGTTGATCTTGAGGATGGGCTGGTCCGCGGACTTGGTCTCCTTGGACTTGTTCCCGAACGGCTTCCCGTCATCGTTCTCCTCGTCGTCCTCACCGCGAGCCTTCTGCTTCTTCTCGTCGTCGTCCTTTTCCTCTTCCTCGTCGTCATCGTGCCCCGCCTTGGAGACAGAATCGGTGAGCTTCTCCATGGCCTCCAGGGCCTTGGTCATCTCATCCTTGTCGACGCCGGCAGCGGTCATGGCCTTCTTCATGAAGCCCATCATGGTCTTCGTGAGTGCTGCCGGATCATCAGCGGCCTTCTTCTTCCCCTCCTCCTCTTCCTCCTCCTCCTCCTCTTCCTGCTTGACGATCTCGAAGCCCTCATCACCTAGGTCATTGTCGAAGATGCTCATGCCGTCTTCCTCCCGTCTTTTGATTACAAGGAACGTTCTCTTGTTGGCGGCTCGGTCGACCGCACTGACCTCTTTCACTTTCAAGCCTATCAGTTCACGCGCCTGGTCCAGCTCCTCTTTCGCGGACATCTGCTAGTCCTTGGGCTTGGTCGTCGCCACGCCGCCGATGCTGAAGCCGGTGATCTTCCCGGCCTTCACCGCATCCCACAACTTGTCCTTGACGACCTTCATCTTCATTATCCAAGTGCCCTTCTTGACCTTCTGTCCACCTATCTTCATCGACTGCGGCGCGATCCACGATTCACGGAGTTCCAACCCGATGTCACCGAAGGCCTTGTGCATGAGGCCCAGCTCGGTCTCCAAGTTGAAATTTGAGAGGAAATCTCCGGCTGCATTCTCAATCACCTCTTCCGATACCGTGTCTCCCTGTGCATCAACCTCCCCTGGTTCAAGAACTACTCCTGTCACGAGGCGTCTGTCCTTGTCAAGCTTTTGAACGATTATCTGGAAATCACCCTTTTCGGCGATTAGCTGGAAGTCGGCATCCTCCACGGTTGCCTTGCGAACCTTGAACGGCGCGCCGACGTCAATGTCCACGTCTCCACTCTTCATCGCCTTCACCAGAGCGTTGCGTGTCTTCACGGCATCAACCGTGGTGCTCTTTGTCCAGTAGCGGAACTCTTCTGGGACTTGTACCCGGACGGCTTTCGGCAGAGCTGACTTGCCCAGGGGCGGGACGAACCGCTTCTTGACTGCGTCATTACTAAGAACGTTCGGAGTCATGTCGTCCGGTTGAATGGCCAGCCAAGCAGGCTCACCCGCGAACCCCGTCTCGCCCTGCGGCTTCGATGGGGGGAGTGCGCGCTGCTTGAGGATCTCGATTATCGCCGGATGGACCTCGGCCGTCATGGACGGCACCGCGGACTTGTGGACGTCGTTGAAATTCGACGGCGCTTTTGGTCCAACGATTTGCTTCGTCCCGACGATCTCGGCAGCCTTGCCAGCTTCCTTCTTCCAAGCCTTTAGGCACTTGGAGCAGAACCACGCGCGCCCACGACCGTCGGCCCACAACACGTCCACTTTGGGAGCTGCCTTCTCACAGCGCATGCAGTGAGTGTAGGAGTGCCGCGCTTTCTCAAGCCTGCCGAGGGTGAGCTGGCGGAACATCAGGCGGTAGTTCATGCCGTTGCCGCGAACGAAATACTCGTGGAACCACGGCTTCTGGACACCGAACTCAATCTCACCCTGGTCGACGATGTGGAAGACGCCCGGGAACTCGGCTGTGGCCCCAGGCGCTGGGGGCTTGCCCTCCTCCGTGTCCTTGGTCTTGCCCTCGACGTCTATCCACGCGAACGGGTGCGCCTGCTTGCGCTCCGACTGGATGCTGGTGCGGACAGGCTTATCTGCCCCGGGCTTGGATCGCAGGGCCCACTCTCCGTCGCGCCAATCGATCTTACTCAACTCGTCCATGCGCTTGGTCCACGCCTGGGCTTGGTCGAGCGTGACGACCGCCTCATCCACCACGCCAGCGATCTGGGTGTTCATCGTGAACCCCACCAGCAACTTGCCGTCGCGCATCTCGACGCGGAAGTCGGCGTGCACGCTCTTACCGCGCCAGTGGTTCTGGACGACGTAACTATGAGTCTTGTCCTCGTCGGGGGTCTCAATGAACGGGTCGGCCTGCTTGTCCGCCTTATCCACAGGGCTGGACGTCGTCACCTCGTCGGAAAGCCCGTCGGGAGAGCCATGCGCTTCCATCTCGGCTAATTGGTCTCCGGCTACTTCGCCTCCAACGAACTGCGCGCCTGGTACCGGCTCAGCAATAGACCCCTGCTTCTCGATCTTGACGACCGCCTTCTTGCCGACGGCAACCAAGCGATCCACCTCCGCCTGGGTCCAGTGGTGCTCCAGGCTGGTGTGACCGATGTGGAATTCTTTGCTCAGGCTGAATCGGTGCGGCGGCTCCGCAGTGTCCTCGATGAGAACCAGAGGCCCCTCCGGAGTCAGCGCCCCGTCAATGACCTTGTGCTGATATGGTTGGTCCTTCTCCATGCCGGCTACGAAGCTCAGCCAATCCTTGTCATCGACCTGGTAGCTCGGGGCGCCTTCGACCTCACGGCTCTGAATCCAGTCGCACACCTGGTCCTCGCTGACGGGGCCCACAACGACAGCGCATGCAGTTGGCTTCTGGAAATACTGGCAGAGCTTGCACCGCTCTCCTGGGTTGTCCTTCAACGCCGACCTTAGATTGGCGCGCTTGTTGTCCAGCTTCTGAGGCTCTTGCTTGGGTGCCAGCTTCTCGACTCCGTCCCACACCTTTGTGGTCTCGAAATCCACTGAGGTCTGGTCAAGGCCGTCGCTTGGCGGCGCCGGGTGCTCCATCTTCCGCACAGCCATCTCGTCGACGACACGCGCGTGCATGTTCGTGATGCTCTCCGTGCTCCAGCTCTTCGACGACTTCTCTACAACCGTCTCAGTGCGCTGCATGTCGTGGAGCATGGCGTGGGCTTTGGTAAGTTCGGTGCCGGTCAGGTCTTCTGGATCGGTGTCCTTGCCAAGCGAGAAGCGCTTGACCATCTCCTTAGGCAGCCCAACCTGGTCGGCCACACGGAGAAATACCTCCCGCGGCCCGGGCCGCAACCCGCGCGGATTGAACTGGATGACCTTGGGGCCGCGCTCGGCAGCCTCCTTGAGCAGCTTGGCCAGCAAGCCCTCGATCACCTTGACGCTATGCTTGAACCTCTTAGGGTCGGCTTTCTGCGAGACCGCCCACGCCATCAGCGTGCGGAAGTCGTCTTTCAGCACGGCGTTGCTGCTCTTCTTGGGGTCGTAGGTGTCGACGTTCTTGATCTTGGAGATGGGGACCCCGCCGGCGGCCTCCGCCTTCTCGGCCTTCTCCTTCTCCTCGACGCTCTTGGCATTCTTTTCGAAGTCGTAGTTGGCGACGATGATCTGCGTCAGGAACGCCGACCCGCCGACGCCGCGCATGTTCCGCATGGTCCGGGGAGTGCGGATCCTCTTAATCTTGAAGCCGGCCTTCTTAACCAGCCCAGGGAGCTTCCCGCGGACTCCGTAGGTCAGCAGGAACTTCCCTTTGAGCGATTTCAGGATGCCGACGAACTCTTCCTCCTTGAACGTCTTCTCGCCGACGTTGACGTTGTAGCCAGCGTAAGGAGGGTCGAGGAAGAAGACGGTGTCCTTGCTGTCGTACTTCTTGATCACCTCGGCGTAGTCACCGCTGTAGAGCTTGACGTTGCGGAGCCGAGGCCCGAAGGTCGCTAGGCGATCCGCAGTCCGCGCTGGTACCCCGTCGGCCCCGGGGTTGAAGCTCCGAGTCCGAAGCCGGCCGTACGAGAAGTGCGTCATGTACAGGAAGCGGTACAGCTTCTCGATGTCCTTGCTCGGCTTCGAGTCGTACACCTTCAGGTAGGCGGACTTGCTGCCGACCCAGTTCATCTTCTTCAGCTTCTCGATCTGCTTATCGTTCATGCTCTTGATGAGCTTGTACGCCTGAGCGACGTCGGGATCGGCGTCGTTAAGAACCTCAGTCTTGACCGGCTTCTTGGCGAAGAAGACGGCGGCGCTGCCAGCGAACGGCTCCACGTATGTCGTATGCTCGGGGAGCATCGCCACGAGGCGGTTGGCGATCTTCTTCTTGCCCGCTGGCGAACTCCAGATTGTCTTCACGACGCCAACGTCGATGACGGGGTAAGCGTAGAACGGCCCCTTGTCCCAGCCCTTCTGCATCCTGACCCGCTCATCGAGGATGTCCTTTGTCAGGAGGTGCTCGGATTCAAGAGCGGCGAGTCGCTTCACCGTGATCTTCTGTGCCTTGCCAAGCGTCACAACTCCGATAGCTTTCTGTTCCGACAGCAGAAGCAAGCTCTGCCCGCCGATAGGCATGTTGACCGCCTTGACGATCATCGTCTTCTTCCCGTCCAGGACAGCCTTCGCCAACGCCGGCGGGGACACGATGACCCCCCGCGTGGGCAGGCCGGAATGGTCCTCGATCGGGGGAATCTTCGCTCTGGGCTCGCCAGCGAGCAGGCCGGGGCCGCCGGTCTGAGCCGGCTTCAACTTCCCGCCATCGTCGAGGGATGGGGAACCAATCGCCTTCTCCGCCGGCTTGTCTTGCCGAGACGGGAGCACCTCATCGGCATGGCTGTTGAGGTGGGCGCGGGCCTCCTCCATCTGCGACTCGGTGAGGTCCGTCTGGCTCAAGCGGGCGAGCGCATTCCGCAGCCGGGGGAGATCGAGCGATGTATTCTCGGACCCCCTGCTGACGCTCCCCTTGTGATGGGGCAGGACCCGCAACGATCTCGGGACCGTCTTGCCGTCCTCATCCTTTTTGCCTCCCGGCTTGATCAGAGCGAAGGCAGCGTCCGGCAGGTTGTTGATCGTCGCGGTCGACAGCGGGGCCTTCTCGACGACGACCTCCGGATCGGCGACCGCCAGGGCCGACTTCTGGACCGGCACGACGTTCATACCCTCCCGTTCGGAGATGGGGGCTGCCCGTCGTCTTGTGCGTCTACTCATAAGTCTCTGGTATCGCACTCCGATGAGCGACACAAGAGCGAGCCGACAGGACGCCTGCCGACAAGAGCCTAATCCCGGGGGATGTGGCTACAGAGTCTTTACGATTATGTTGCTGGAGTTGGAGAAAGCTAGCTCAAGATTGTCCAAGAAGTCCTTGCCGTCAGACGGCCTGAACAACCCGCGCGCAGTCACAATGCCGTCACGTTCAAGATCGGACTGAAAGTCCTCTGAATCGGGCTTCCAGTCCGCTGCGATGACATCGCCCTCAAGAGTGAAGACGACAAGCGTATCAGCTTTGTTCGTGTCACGATCTGTCTGGGATATCTGGAGCCTCATCGTAGCGATCTCCTACGAGCACACCCTACAGCTTGTCAATGATTTTGTCAATCTTGCTAAGCTCTGCTGAATCCAGAAGAGACCCAGGTGCTTCGCTAGATCGAGTCATCCAGTCCAACACCGGGTTGTCCAAGTCCGCGTTGTCGAGGTCGATGATCTTGGCATCAAGTATCTTCTTGATCACTTTGGGGTCCTTCTGCAAAGATCGGATCCGTACGAGTGTCGATCGGATGGCGGGCTTCGGGATGTTGCCAGACTCGTTGAGAATCTCAGCAACGCGATCCAAGGACATTTCTTTGACCCATCGTCTCTGGCCTGCGTTGAGCGTCAGAAGGTCGGGCTTCAAGCTGTGGTTGTTGGTCGGGAAGATGTATCTCGCTGGCGGGCCTTTAGGAAAGCTGAGACCGTTGTCGATGGCTACGAGCTTCAACGCCTTGGGCTTATTCGAGCTGCCCGAGAACGTGTACATCACGTTGTTCCCGTGCCGGTCATCGTTGGCGCTGATGTAATCCAGAAGCGTTGTGCGCCGTAATGTAGGGTCGCTAGCCTTCAACCCCTGGAGGTTGACCTTCCTGTTGGTGACAGCGCCAGACTTAAAATGCTGCATCGAGCCACGTCCGAACTTGCCGCCCAGATCGCGCGAGATAGTTGGGGGCACCACAGTCTCACCCCCAAGCAGACGATCTAGCTGATACACAGCTGCATCTCGCGAGTGATAACTCCCGGCATCAATACCCGTGCGTAGAAGATCCTTCTCAGTATCCACAGACTTCCACACCGAACGAATCTTGCGACCGTCTGGTGTCACCGAATTCAATACCTTGGCTTGGTTCACACCTTCTCCTAAAGCGGTCGTCGACTTCGGCACCGAGTTCAGCAAGCCAGCAAGGATCTTGTCGTCTGGATGTGGCTTAGCACCCGGCACAGCCCCAGGAACAGCTACCGGCTTCGTGGGTGTCGGCGGAATTAGTGGCTCACCGAACGTCTCGTCTTCCGTGATGTCGACGGTATCCCGACAGCGAAAATGAAATGGAGGCATTGAGAACCCAGCTTTCGCCAACTTATCCGACTGCCCCTTAGAGCCCTTCACGCCCGGGGTCGGCGAGAGCGCCTTCATTTTCGGCACGCCGATCCACGGGTGGACCTTCTTGATATCGTCGGGCGACTTCGCAGCCAGCTCTTTGCTCATCTGCTCTGCGCCTTGCTGCACGGTGAATACCTTCCCATCCATGTGAGAGCAGATAGGACAAGTGCGACTGTCATTAGGATTGGTTATGGTGAAAGTGGTAGCCCCGATCCGCATGAACGAACTCATTTGTCCGTGAGCACGTGACACGGTTGCGGCGTTAGCCGCTAGACCCTCGAAGTATTGAGCCGCCGATCCGTGGAATCCGCCCGGCGTTACGACCCGCCCAAGCTCCGCCTCGAGCGCCTTCTTTACGAGTTGGCCAGCCTTCGCCCTGTCCTGGCCAGCTTCGACAATGGCTTCCCGCGCTGAGTTGGCGACGGCCTTGGAGATATTCTCGTCGTAGTGGTCGCCGATCCAGAACACCTGGTGCCCCCGTAGCGCATCCACCGCCTCCTCGTCCACGAGATCGAAGGCCGGCAGTACAGAGAATCCGGTTCGCGGTGCCGCCTTGAGCACCTCTGTCAGGTTCGGCGTATCGTAAGTCAGCGCTGCCGTTGTCTGCCCAGTCCCCTTTCGCCAGCCAGCCGTGCGGGCTAGGCGGTAGATGTCCTCGACGGCGCTCGCCATCCGCGGGTTCACGTCGTTCACCCAGGGTTGCATGGCCTTATCGACAGCCGCCTCGACTGCCTTGGCTGTGCCCCCGCGTGTAGCGACTACAGCGCCTGCCGTCACGGCCGGCCCGGAACGGTTGTCCCACGCGCGCAGCATGAAGACCCGCAGACGTGACTCCCTACGCGCGATCTGGGTCGTCTCCGGCAATCCCAGCGCCTTGGCAAGGACCGCATCGGTGGCTACGAGCCCGACGTCGTAGAGCGCCAACACCTCCGGCATGGATCAGATCCCCGGGCTGCTGGCGCTCTGGTTGGACTTCATCTCGAAGTAGCGCTGGAGCGACAAGGCGACACCGACCGCCTGTTCTTCCTGCTCGTCGGAGAGATCTCCTCCCGTCAGCTTCTCAATAAAGTCGAGAGTCTTGAGCGCGGTCACCTGCTGCCCAGGCTCCGTGGGATCGGCCATGTTCTTGACGGCCTCCGCCATCGTCAATGAGAACGGGACGTCGGGGTTGAAGTCCTTCGGGAACGCCGGCAACTCCAGCCCAAGGATGTCTTCCAGGATTACCCGGGCAATCCTCGGCGTCATGCCGCCCGTCTTCTCGGCGTTGGCCACGAGCTTCACCAGCTCGGTGTTGTCCGTGGTGTTCGGACTGTTGGACTTGAAGCGGTGGTAGATGATCCCCATGGACGGGAACAGCCGGCGGTTGACGAAGGCGTCGACCTCATCGCGCTCCGGAGCGAACACCTGCTCGTCAGCAAGCTTGCGGCTTGCATCCGCCGTGGCCTTCGTGAAATCCTGGCTTTTCCCTAGAAATATGGGCGGGATGCGCCACGAGCGACGGATATTGTCCTTGTTCTTGTCCTGATAGTTCAGGAACATCGCATCCTTTTGCTGCGAATCAGTCATCGGTACGACTTCGATCTTCACGTGCCCACCGTCCTCCCCGACATCGGTCTGATCAGCGCTCTCCGCCTCGATGAGTAGCATCTTGGAGCGGTTGTCCGATGACTGCAGGCTCTCCATGAACTCCTTGATGCGCGCAATGGTGTCGTCGGTGAGCTGACCGTTCGAGACCAGGATCATCGAACTAGGCACGTTGTTGTTCGTGAACGTCGTGAAGTTGATCTCCTCCGCGGCCCGGTCCCCGAAGATGCTCAGCAGGTTGCCGATGAACCGTGGCAGGCCATACGGCGTCCGCGGCGAGTAGATGCGGAAATGCACCACCTCGTTCGCACGCTTCTCCTCCGGGAATGTCGCCAGGTCCTTGCCAGTGACCTCGTCCCCGGTGTCCTGGTCGTAGACTCTGGGATCGCCGAATTCCTTGAACCACCGCAGCTTGCCAGTGCCCACGAATGACAGGTTCTGACGCTGGACGGTTCGGCTCTGCACGAACCTGCGGAACCTCTGCCATGTGGAAATGTTCACGACCTTGACGCTGCCGTCCTCCTGGAGTTCTAGGATCGGGACAACCACCTTGATCTGGTCTTGGTCCATGACCCCCAGGCGCATTTGGTAGCCGGGGAGGTGGTTGAGACCGTGGATCTCACCAGTCGCACTCCTGATCACCTCGTAGTACGAGTTGCCGATGCCCTCGTGGTCGCGTCTGAGCTTCCGCCGCGTCGCCGTGAACGAGTCGCGCAACGATGCGTGAGCAAAGAAATTGGTAAGGAATGTGTGCTCCTTCCTGACGGCCGTCTTAGTCTCGTCGTCGGCCTTGTCCATGTCGATGCGGGGAACGAATCGATGGCCGAAGCCTTCTATGTTGACCTCCATGGCTTCGAGGACCGGGCCCAGCTCGGTGCTGTGTTCCGGCAGCATCGCCAGCGTCAGCAGGTCAAAAGGTGGCTCATGGATCCTTCCCTGCGACGACAGCGACTCGAGCGGATCTTCCGGAAGCTCGTGCGAGCGACCGATTTCCTTGCCATCGTGCAGCTTGGCGACGGGGGTCTTGTCGCGGCCGGCGCCGAACACAATAGCGCGGACGGCACGCCGATTGGTCTTGTTGCCGGACTCCGCCGACTTCACCAAATTGATTGCTTTCTGTTCTGACATGGTGCCTCTCCTACATCAGTCCGGGGACGACGGTCCGCTTTGACTTGCGACGCCGGCGGCTCGCCCTGATCGCCAAGTCGAGACCATCGAAGCCATCATCGTAGCGGTGCTCGGGGAATCCCACAAGTTGGTCGATCAGCTTGAACGTGCTGGCGCGGAAGAACATGCGCTTGGCCTCGAACAACGCAGACAATTTATGAGCCCGGGTGATCTTGTCTTTGTCCTGGCGGACCCCTATGAGGCGCAGCTCGCGGTCTCCATCTTTGAGGTGCTGGTACTGTGCGTCCTGGTAGGCATTGGTCTCGATAGCAACGCGGACCGGGTCGTGCTGCTTATAGAGTCTCTTGACCGCCGCCGTCTGCTCCGAGAACCGAAGGTGGCCCTCGAAGTAGTCGATCACGTAGTAGTTGTCGACGTCGTCCACAGAGATCACGACGATAGTGGTCAGGTCCGAGGTCTCTTTCTTGGAAATCGCCAGGTCAACCCCCATGTATATGGGGAGCCCCTTCGGGATCTCATCGTCCTCAATCCGTTGGCAGTGATCGTACTGGAAGATCTCGCCGCGCATGGCTTCGGTGTTACACTGATACTGACAATTGAAAATAATCGTGCCAGAGATCTCCCGGATCTTTTTGAAGTGCTCTGCCGGGTAATGATCCGGCCATGGGCTCTTCTCGTCTTCTGACAGGGCCGGGATCACCTGCGTATGCTCTTTCAGCTCGTGCTTCTGGAGGTGGCCGTACAGGTCGTCGTAATGGTAGCGAGTCCCGTGACGATGGTGCTCGCCGCGATGTGGGATCTTGTCGCTGGGCGGTTCGAGACACGGCAGGAGGGTCTTATAATACCAAGTCTGCACCAGGTCACGCATGCGCTTCGTCCTGGCGTTGTCCTCGTCGATGATGTCGTCGCTAATGAGGACGTCGTAGTGCCTGGACACGACCGTCCCCTCGACACCGACACACGTGATGCTGGCCTCCTTGGCTTTCGTCTTGCGGCCGACGACCTCGATCTCCCTGTTGTCCCACTTCCCAACCCGGTGTGGGTCGTAGAACTCCCCGAACAGCTCGACGAGCCGTGGCGTGCCCTCGAGGTGGGCCTTGATCTCCTTCAGGAACCCCTCGGCATTGGTGACCGTCTTGCTGGCGATGAGGATCCGAACGTCCCGGCTCTTGATCAGAATGTGAATCGCCTTCACCACCGTGAGCAGCGAAGTCTTGCCGGCGCCACGGAACATCCACTGCTGGTTGTCTGGATGCAGGAATTGCCAGCGGAGCATCATGCCATGGAAGGGCATGACCACGTACCCGAGCACCACGCTGGCGAGCAGGTCGATACGGTTGTTGAAGATGATCTCGCGGCGCAGCCACTCGTCGCGGGCTTGCCTATAACTGACCGCAGCATTGATTAGCTGCTCGCGGCCAGCCTTGGCGAGCGCTTGCACTCCCCCGGGCAACAGGGGGATGACTTGCGCCGCCTGCTGCATCAGACCCGTTCGACGTTGTACCCAGCGACCTGGATTTCGACCACGTCGTCGCCAGTGACCGTGCCTGTCACAAAGATGAAGATCTTTCGCCCACGAGGCTCGAACGTGAACTCGTACGGGACGTCGGGGCCCGCCCCGCCGAAAGAGATCTCTTGATCCGGATGTGGATCGATGAACCGATTCGCTGCCTCCGACCAGAAGAGAACCTTCACGTCAGGGTTGGCACCGTTGGTCGGGATGACCTGGACGTGAGCATGGGAATGCGACGCCATGTTCATCGCACGCCGCTCTTCGGTGATGGTCCCGGTATCGATAGCACCTTCAACGACACGGTGCCGCGCGTACACCGGCGCCAACTTCGGGTTGTGTGTGGTCTCAAGTAAAGACATCTACACTCTCCCTGACCGCGATGCGGTCTCCAACTCGTTGCCAGACCCCGGCACGGGGTCAGCGGCCCAAGGGGATAAACCGCCGACCACGCGCCGGGTATCTGCCGCTACTCTGTGGCGATGAAGCGCACTAGCTGACCACTGACGTTCAGATCAGTGTCAGCGCCAAGCTTGAACCCATCGGCGAGCGGCGTGATGCCGTTCGTCGTCGATCCAGCCACAAGGGTCAAAGTGCCAGCCGCGACCCGCTTGAAGATGGAGGCGTCCTCCATCCCCTCGATCCACTCGCCCTCGTCGGGGCCATCTTCATTGATGATGCGCACCGACCTCGGCCTAAAGCCAATCTGGCCTTTGATGTCGATGTCGGCACCCGTTCCTTTGAACGAACCATACGCAATCTTTGGTGCTCCACTAGCCATCCTTCACACCTCTTTTCGCTGTGAATGGCCTCTTGACGGTCACGAGCCTGGCGAGAGAACCCGAGACCTGCCGAGCGACAACAACGCCGCACGACTGGGGGCCAGTTCAGTGGCAACATCTCTACTATCCCACGGCCTTCTGCTTTACAACCTTCCGGCGCCGGGCGCCGGCCGTCCTGCCGGTGGAAGAGCGGTTGTGCTTGCCGACGGTGGGGAGTTCTTTCGGGGGGTCTTGGTAGATCTCCCCGTACTCAGCATCGATGATGTTCTTGGATCCGAACTTCGCCTCAAGGGATGCGTACTCCCCGGCCAACGACGTGATCACCTTGCGAAGGGCGGCCGTGCTTAGGTCAGCGAACAGGTTCCCGCCGGTGCCTTGGCCGGGCTCAGACGCTCTCTCGAGGATGCCCATCTCCTGTCCGGTCTTAATCACCCGGTCATTGATGTCGGCGATGGCCTTGATCGCAGCGACCTGCGGACCAGCCTGGTCGGCCTTCTTGAACTCGGGAAGCATCCTCTCCAGGAAGCCAGTGAGCCTCACCTGGCTCAGCTTGTATTCCAGGTAGACGTCCTCGGTGGTCTGACCGCGAAGGTGGACACGCTCCAGTGAGAGAGCTTCACGCTTGAGCTGGCGGAACTTGCCGTGGGTGAGACCCATCTTGGCGCGGATGGTGTCGTCGTCATCACCGCCGGCGTGCGCGACCAGGTAGGCGCCGACCTTTTCCTCTGTCTCTTTTTTGGACCAACCGGGAATCATCCCGCTAAGTCTATACAGCAGCAACGAGAATGCAAGGCGGCCCGACGCCATGGGCACGCCGGGCCGTCAGATCGACAGGGATTGAAGCTCTCTGGAGCTACGCTCTGGCTTCGAGAATGTGCTGCGCCGGTACCGAGGCCTTGGCCGGGATCTTGATCCTCTTGACGCCCCTGAACCGCTTCTGCACGATGGGGATCGGCCTGATGAAGGATGCGAACGCGCCCTGCACCTCAACCTCGCCGGGCTTGATGAACTCTTTGGCAACGAGGTCGTCGATAGCCGACTTGCTTAGCTTAGGGTCCGCCGACGGGTCCGTGACGATGTAGACGCCACCCTCAGCCCGGCGCCCGCACTTGCGCAACATCTCTCTCGCCAATGCCCCAGGGGTCACGATCTGGATCCCGGCCTCGCGCAGCTTCTTCATGGCCTCGGCCGCGTCGCCGGGGCGGAGGATGTACTCGATGCCCTGGGGGATGAACAGTCCGCAGAGCATCGCGAGAGGAACATTCCCGGTCGCCGAGCAGACCTCGCATTGCATTTCGAAGCGAATCACGTGGTCATCGCGGACCAGGCCGTGCCGTAAGCTCCCCACAAAGGCCTTGTAATGCATGCGGTTCCCGTCGACGTAGACCGTCCCGCCGGTTCCCTCAGTGACCTCCCCAGCGCCATGGCACCGCTCACACTCGACAGGGTTCCGGTCCGGTTCGCGGCCCCGCAGGATTTGACCTTCGGGCGCGTCCTTAACCTTGGAACAGGTTGGACAGGTGAACGTCTCGAGGCATTCCGGGCAGGGGTCTTTGATCCCCTCGTCGTGGGCCAGGAAGACGACATTGCCGTCCTCCATGATGCTCCTCGCTATCCCCGTGCTGGACATCCGCTTCGACACCCCCTGCTCCTGCGCCTCCTTGGCGAACTCCTCGAACGTCGAATAGTGGGTCTCACCGATCCACATGAGCCATGCTTGCTTGATCTCTGTGTGCTGTGTGGTCATTTCTGTCCTCTGTGGGCTGTGTTGTTGGGTCCTTGAACCAACCAGAGGGTGCCGGGATTGTGACCCGGAGTCAAGTTGCAGCAGGCCGCGAATTTGACCACTGGTCAAATTCTAGGTAGTGTGGGCCCCGTTGAGCGCAGTCCGGTGCAAGAACAAGGCCAAGATGCTACGAACCGCCCCCGCAAGTCACGGAGCCGAGCTACTGCTGAGCGTCATCAAGGAGACATTTGACGGAGTCGCGATCTCCGCAGCAGCCTATCTCGAGATCCACACCTCCCAGATTTCTCACCTGATATCCGGCCGCAAGCGCCCCTCGCTCGAGCTGGCCGTCCACCTCCAGCGCGCCATCAATATCCCCTGCCCCACGTGGCTGGAGCCGCCCCGCGGAGCCACGGTGTGAGCTTCTCCCACCAAGCATTCGTCCCAGACCGCGTCCTCGTCGATAGCGAAGGTACGGCCCTGTCGCCGGCGATGGCCATGGAGCTGGGGGTTGTGCCCCACATCATCCTAGTTCGCCGCGACGGTTGGACACTGGGCGCCCCAGAGCACCTTGCGAAGGCCGCCGAGGCGCTGTGGTCCGATGAATGGATTGGCGATCATGCACTTGACAGCACCAGAGCGGCAGCAAGTCGAGGGCGCTCGTGAAGCTTGACGCCGCTCAGGCTGCCCGGCGTCTTGCCGCCAGCAACGATGCCTACCTTGTGTCCCGAGGGGTGCGGGCGCTGGCCCTGTGCGGCATGTGCGAAGCTAGACCAGAAGAGATGGCCTCGATCCTAGACATGCTTCGAGAGGCGGTTGGCGGCACCGGCTCCCATGATGCAGAACCGTTCATCTTCCAGACCGGCGAGTGGGCGCACTACGGCTTCTGCTCAGAGCCGTGGGTGCTGAGTCTCTACAAGTGGCTCACCGAGAACAGTGGCGCCGTGCCCGAAGAGCATACGGACGCTATCTGCGGGATGCTCTTCGGCTACAGCCCACCAGCAATTAGCCAATTCCTCCGCGACGAAGCACGGGGGCGTCTCGATGCGTCTACTGTGTCGGTCGAACCAAGGTCCAGGTGATCCCTTGGTGCTTCCCCGCGCACGGTGGGAAGGTCTCTCCCTTGCTGAGAGCGATCTCTTTGCACCCGCAACTCGGTCTGTAGATTCCAGACGTCTCACATGTCTGTCCTGTACTAGGCATCTTCTTGTGCTCCTTTGAATGGGTTGCCTTGCTTTTGCGCTTCCTACTGTGCCACAGGAGAATCAACTTGGCAACCGCAGGTGGATCGCGCACCTCCCCCGTTAGCTGCTGTCTGACCGCCCCCTGGGGGCGGTTCTTGTACCACTAGGCTTGCTTCTGCGGCTCTGGAGCCTTGTCGGCCTTCTTGGGGCTGGCGGTCTGCTTGCCCTTCGCCGGGGTTGATCGCTCAGGCTTCACCTTGAGCCCTTCCCGCACCATGTGGAAGAAGTCTTCGGACCGCATCGGGAGGGTATCGTTCTTCATATTTATCGTATCCTACAGATTTGGGCAAGCGGAGCTTGCCCACTTTTGTCAATCCTAGCCGATGCGCCTGCCCGGATCAACAACCGGGGCTTGCCCTTGGCGCACGGCCTGGGCTAGGCTGCCCATGCTTCAGGATCTAGCGATCTGATGAGAGTCGGCTCGCAAGTGACATAGACCGGATAGCGCGCTCAGGCGTGAGAGGTGCAGGCCGCAGGTCTTGCGGCCTGCGGGCCCCTATCCGGTCGCTACTAGGTCCTGAAGCAACAACCTACGGCTGCCTCTGGGCCCGCGGGCCATCTTTGTCTGCGGCGTCTGGAGGCTCCATGCGGAGGCTTCAGGATGACAGAGACACCACCTACCCAGCCACCTGTCCAGCAACCCCCACCCGAACAACAGCCCTTCGTTCAGCAGCAGCCCATGCCTCAGAAGCGGGCCTGGTACTACAGCGGCTTCTTCGTGGCCCTGAGCCTGCTCTTCTTCTTCCCTGTCGGGCTCACCCTCATGTGGAAGGGCAACGTGTGGCCGATGGCTGTGCGCGTGATCGTGTCGATAGTGTTCGGGCTTGTAGTGGTCAGCGCCATCGGAGACAAGCAGTCGGGTAGCACTGCATCGGCTCCCCGGACGGCGGCAACGACTGCGGCCCCAGCCGCGGCCCCGGCGCCGGTACAGCGCAAGGCTATCACCGAGAGCTGCTACACGGTGTCCAAGAAGTTCGGGCCCAGTTCTGACCTCTCGGACCTCCAGAAGGACGAAGCCTGGAAGCAGTACAAGGGCGGTCAGTTCAAGTGGAAGCTGAAGATCGTCGAGGTCAGGGAGGCCACGTTCAGCGGCTACCGGGTCACCTACAAGTGCTCGCCCAAGTCGCCGTCACTGATATCCGATCTCACGCTCTCCTACGGCGAGAACTTCAAGGATGCAGTGATCGGGCTCAAGAAGGGTGGCGTATACGAGATCGACGGAGTTCTGAAGAGCACTGGCAGCCTGCTCGGCCTGAGCGGTGACGGGTTGTCTGACCAGTAACGGTAGCCGAGGCCGTGTGGGAGATGCTGGCGACCTGCGAGGCGAGCGAACTTAGACCCATAACGCGACGCGTCAATCGTGCGGGAGTCGTTCTGTTGCGCATGCTTGAATTGTTCGCTACTCTTGACAAGTTCGGTACGCTATGTAAGCGGAGCAAGTTGTCGCGCACCGAAGTTGAGTAGGAGGGATAGACATGGAGACTCGATTCCCCACGCAGTGCAGCGAGTTCGACCGGATGATTCGCAGAGCACTCCGGGCTAAGTTCGGATGATTCCGGTTCTCAATTCCAAAAGAACTGTCAGGGACCGCACGCCGCCAACAAGCATTGCCAAAGCTTGAGCGAGATGTTCTCGCTAGAGTCCACTTGGTCTGAACCGAAGATCAAGACTAGGGCTGGCACACAAGTGCGTATCTGAGAGGAGGACGGTTATGGTATCTCCAGCAGCCAGAGTTGCCGATGGCGCGGAGATGTTGCGGCTCGGGTTCGCCAACCGGGTGTCGGATAGCTACTTCACCCCACCTTGGGTCGTTGGAGATCTTCGCCGCGACAGCGAGAGCATAAAAGGCTTCCCAGAGCACGCTCGGGAGACGTTGCCAATTCTAGCTCGGAAGATATACGACCGCTTCATTGCCCCGTCGCTTACCTCCACGTCCACTTCCGGCGAGTTCATGGAGTTCGTTATGGCTCGGCGTCGTGAGTTCCAACGCGAGATGAGAGCGTTCGGATCCGCCGTAGCAAGCCTGGCGCCTGTGTCACTAGAATCCGTGTCACCTGAATCTGAGTACATGAGAGTGTCTGAATCCGAGATCCGCGAGATGCTTTTGGGGGGACTAACCGTGCTCGTTGGGGAGAAGGGTGCGCGCGAGGTACGGTTCGCGATGGATACCCACCAGCGGGCATCCCAGCTTGCGGCCCGAACGATGGAACTAGATCCGCCTACTGAGGAGCCAGAACAAAGAGAGGATCACTTCCTGTGCGGCAAGTACAACTACTCTACGGCGTTATTCGCCTATGGAATGATGTGCTTCGGGGCGATCCACCTCGGCGTGGAACCCAAGCCGAAGGTTCTCGGCGGTGTCTTCGTGATGACCAGGTACGGCGCGTTGGATAGCTACTCGTGTGCTCGCCGCCTATTCGATCTTCGGGCTCCACAACGAGCCAAAGCCGTCAAGCATGACCCGCCTAGAGCTGTGAGCGCCGAGGAGCTTGAACTTCTTGACTACGGCCTAGATGAGGCCGAGGAGTTGTTGCGACCGTATGATGCCTCTGAGTAGGCCAGAACCTGCGACCGTACCATGGCAGAGGAACTCACACTTGTTCGCGGCGTAGTCTTTGAGGCCAGCGTGCCCGCCAGTCATACGGTAGGAGGAGAGATGAGCGACGAGGCACGGAAGCCTCGCGAGTGGATCGCGGCCTCTTCGGCCGAAGTTCACTTGCTGGAGCCGCAGGTAGTCCTTGCTGTCCCCATAGTCATCACGCCGGATGGTGAGGAAGACATGCGGAATAGCTGTATCCGAATCCTCGCTGAGGCATTCAGCCCAAGGCTGACGCCTGACCGTGCTCGGCTCGCGATCACTCATCAGATGCGCGTACTCTCACAAAAGCGAATCCATCGTTTTATATCCGCCGTCACGCCCGCCGCTATGGACAGAATTGAGGCTAGTCTGATGGACGTGCTCGACATCCGATTCGAGCTATAGACACCCCAGCCCACAGCAGATCGCTTGGCAGTAGCTCACGCCCCCCTAAGCCTTCGCCGGCCCCCGGAACATCAGCCGCTTGTCCTCGGCCATGAGGATCCCCTGGGCCGTGCGTGTCCCGTCGGTAACCTTCCGCGTGTTGTACTTGTGGTCCTGCTCCGCGAGGTAGAGGCCCAGGTACTTCCCGCTGACGTGGTGGTGCGTTCCGTCCAGAGAGCGCTTCACGTTGCCAAAGAAGCCCTCGACGGTGTTGGTCGTGGCCACCCGGCCCGTCTTCGCATCATGCCGGGACCATTCCTCGCTGCCGTGGTTCACGGTGTCGTGTGAGGCGAACCGCCTGCTAGCCCGGCTGTAGAGCTTGGATTCGTCCGTGTTCAGGTGGGCCTCCGGTGCGACGCGCTGCTTGAGCAGGAAGTCCACCTCCCGGCCGTTCACCTTGGGCATCACCTCTGAGTAGACCCGCCCGCCGCGCTGTACCATGGACACCACGGCAGTCTTGTTCCCCGTGTAGCGGCGCCCCTTGCCCTTCACCTTCCCGCCGACGTACATCTCATCGGCCTCCACGGTGCCGGTCATGGGCGGCGTGTGGGTTCCAAAGTCCTTCATGCCGAACCGGATCCGGTGGCACATGAACCAGGCGGAGCGGTAGGACCCGATCTCAAGCTGGCGCTGTAGCTGTAGGGCCGAGACCTGAGTCTTGCTGGCGCACATAATGTACCAGGCCCAGAGCCACTTCCGCAGGGGGATCTTGGAACGCTCCATGACGGTATTGACCGTCACCGTGAACGACTTGCGGCAGTACCCACACTTGTACAGACCGGGGCGGGCTTTCTTGGCTCGGTTCGCGGTGAGCTTATAGATGCGATCCTGCTCACAGTTCCCGCAGTGCGGACAGTAGGGCCCGTCCGGCCAGCGGATCTGCTCAAAGCACTCGCGGGCAGCTTCCTCGGTCGAGTACCGCTGCATCAGGGACATTAGGGTAAGGTCGGTGTGTTCCATGCCTTGTACTGTAGCGTATCGCTCTGGTGCTGTCAAGTGCATAATCGCCAATGGATTGGCTGTATCAAGTGCTCGCCGATGCAGGCGCACCCGCTCAATGTCAGTGTGAGTAGCCGCTCCCCGGCGGCTGGTACACCTCACCATTCTGCGCCTTCTGCTGAATCATCTTGAAGATATCGGTCTTGCTGCGCTGAGGCGGGGGCGGGGGCGGTTCAGGAGCCGTCGGGAGATCATCCCACCCTCCAGAGGATACGGGCGGCTCAGCATCCCCACGCATGGCGCGAGGCTGCGAAGATCTAGACCGCAGGGATCTGAGACGCCTCCGCATGGTCTTGTTGTCTTCCTCAAGCCGCTTGATTTGAAACCTCAGAATCGTCAGTTGTGCCTCGACGTGCGAGAGGACGCCTTTGTGCGTGTTCTCGCTCTCGTTGAGGTTGGAGTTACGGTCGTAGGCGTGGCCACCAAGCATCGTGCCTAGCGCGGTGATCGCCGCGCCGATCCATGCATAGTCCTTAGCTGTCCTTCTCGGCGGCTCGGGCTCAGCCCTGTGGTGTGATCGGTGCTCAGGCATCTCAAGCTCCTGCGTCTATTCCAAGTCCAGCTCCTGCGCCTTCCACCGGGGGATGGTCACAGAGTCCCCGTCGAACTCGACGATCACCGACCTCGGGATCCACACGTCGTCATCGTTGATCTTGAACAGAATGGCCCGGTACTTGTCCTCGTCGAGGACGACTCCGTCGTGTGTGACGTAGACGTCTTCTTCGCTGCTGGCTCCTGGGAACATGATCACCTCCTCAGTTGTGATCGCCAGGACCGCCCTGGCACCCTACAGATACTTTCAGCGTTCGTCGAGTCACCGACCGCCACCTATGTTGCCACCTGCCCTCCTGGACCTACCGCGACCGCGCGAATCGTGATGCGTCCCTAGCACCCCAATCCAGTCGCGTTGGACCGCCTCGCATGGCAGGCACACCTGCTCCGCGACGTCAGCAATCTTGTGCTCCCCGGCACAGATCTTCTTGAGGGTCGAGTTCTGCTCACGGAGCAGCGTCCCGGCCTCCCTGCTCCACTTCAATTCCATTTGCTGCCAGAATAAGGCCACCGCGAGCACGGCCCAGGACACCAACATCCATCTCGCGCGGACACCCATACGCTAGATCCTTATCCCCATCACCACTGCGAATGACCCGTCGTCCTCGTCGGCGCGGCTGATCTTTGCCGCCGAGATGTTGTTCTCTGGAACCTGCATTCGCAGCAGGCCGGGACCGAGCGCCTTAGCCGCATCCAGGATGTAGGGCTTCTGGACGACGAACTCACCAGGCATCTTGATGGTCGTGTTAATCGGCTCGGTCGCATCGACTCCGTCAGTGCGGGCCTTGAGGCAGGACTCTTCTTCGGTAGCCACTATCGTCACTCCGATTATGTCCCCGCTAGCCAATGCCGTGATACGCTTGACGCCAGCGCAGAGCGCCTGGGAGTCAATGGTGAAATCGCCAGCGAAATTCTTGGGAACGATCTGCCGCCAGTCCGGGTACTGTGCTTCGAGCTTCTTCGCGTGCAGCATCATACCGCCGACCTCGAACCCGACGTGACCGTCATCGTTGTACACCAACACGTCATCAGATTCTAGGGGCAGCATCTTCTCAAGTTCTATGGCCATACCCCTGGGAATGAGAACCTGTCCATCAAATGTTCGGAACGGCACCCGCGCAGCGGCCAAGCGATGGCCATCAGTGGCCACGATGATCGTCTCATCTCCATCTGGCTCGAAGCTCAGAGTGTGGATGTTGTACCTGTACTCGTCATTGCTGATGGCGTAAGTCGTGGCCTGAAGAGCCGCAAGTAGGTCCTTGGTCGGCACCTCCTTCGGCTCGCCACCCACTGTCTTGATCGTTGGGAATTCAGCAGCAACGCCGGCCGGCAAGGTGTACGCCGTCCCGCTGTCCAACCCCGAGACGATGAGCTTGATCTTGTGCTCCTCCATCCCCCGATAATCCTTCTCTTTCACGTCCGCGCGCTCCAAGGACACCGACTCGTTCGACGACAGCGCTGCGACGATCTTCTTGAACTTGAGCACCTCCACGGTCAAGGGCTCGCTGATGGCACCCGTAGCTTCGATAAGTATCTCGCTGAACACCTCGAGGTTGGTGACGACAGCTTTCAGCTTATGGCCCACTAGGCCGTTCAACAGAACGTGCCCCAGGATGGGCATCGTATCCTTCTTGGGCGCGATCCGGTTGAGCCGGGTCAGAGCCTTGGACAGCTCCTTCTGGTTGACGATCATTTTCATAGTTCTACCTCCCTTGTGTTGTCGGCGCCTTCGCGCAGTTGTCTAAAGAGCGAGGGCACTCTGCTTATCCTCTGGGTAGCTGGCGATCAGGAGTTCCTTGACCTTGCCGCGACTGGTGCCCTTCGAGTTGATGCTCCGGCGCGCGCGGACCTCCATGATCCGACTGCCGAGCCGGTAATGCTCGCGCGCCCACTCATTGTCAGAATTGGACAGAAGGATAAAAGCTCCTATCCCGGCCATGTCCCAGAACATCTGGAGAAGCCACTCGTGATCCTTGATGCTGAACCCCAAGTTGGTGAAGGACGTGAAGTTCGCCGTGGCCGACGCTGGGAGGTAGGGTGGGTCCAGGTACACAAGGTCCCCGGCCTTTGCCTTGGAGCGCGTCGCCTCGAAGCTCCCCGCTCTGAAATCGACGCCGACGAGCACAGCCGACACCGCTCGCAGGTTCGGTTCGTCACAGATCAGCGGGTCCGTGTACCAGCCCCACGACGTGTTAAATCGCCCACTCTTGTTCACGCGGTAGAGCCCGTTGAAGCAGGTGCGGTTCAGATAGATCATGCGCGCCGCCACACCTGTCGGCGGGAGCTTGGCCGGGTTCATAGCACGCACTTCGTAGAATTTGTCCTCGTCGTACTTTAACGGCTCCAGCCTGCGGATCACGCCATCGACGTCGTCACGAATCGCCTTGTAGGTGGTGATCAGCTCTGCATTGCTGTCGCTCAGATAGATTTTGCGGCCGGCCATGCGACCCTGCCGACAGAGGGCGAAGAAGAGTGCGCCGCCACCGAGAAAGGGTTCGTGGTAGTCACCAAAGTTGGACGGCAGCTCGGCGAGCAGCCGGGGCAGGAGCTGGCCCTTGCCACCAGCCCACTTCAAGAATGGACGCGGGTTCTCGTTCATCACTTCCCTTCTGAGACTGGGTCCTCATCATGTTGGTCGGCCAGCCGCTCATCCACGATGTCGTCGCAGGTCACGACGCGCGAATAGTCAGGAAAGAAGGTCTCAACCGTCTGCTTCTCACACCATGCGTCGAGCAGCTTCTGGAGTTCAGCCACGTCGTTGTCACCGATGTATGACCTCGACTCTTCATGATGATCGTCGGCCTCGAGCTGACCGTTGACGAGATCCATTGCGTTGAACTTCAGCTTGAGTGAGGTGCATGCCCACGCCCACCGAGGCGGATCGTCCGGCGGGTCGTCCTCGGCGTCTACCATCGAGTCAACGTCCGGATAGAACTCCTGCCTATCAGAGTAGACCATCTCCCCGTCGTACTCCCGCCACGGGATCTTCTCAGCCTTGTCGAAGAGGGCCTGCTCTTTGGCATCTTGGGTCTTGACTCTGCAAGCATAGCAACTCGTGCAATGCTTCCCATCGACAGGCTTCCCGCAGTCGCACAGCATCTCTGCGCAGCACTCAAGCGCGGTCTTCTCTGCGAGCTTGCCGCCGTACGCGGCGGCGCAGGCGCCGCACGCCCATACGTGCAGCTTCCCGTCTTCGCTATTCAGTGGCACCGGCTCCCTATGGGTTCCTAGCGTGACAGACATGGCTCTCCCCTTCGTGGCCGCCCGGCAACCAGGCTAAAGTGACAAGAGACATCGCGATCACGGCTGCGATCACGATGCGAATCGCAGAGGTCTCCAGCGCGCGCGGAGGGGTACCGTTCCTGACCCACTCCCGCAGGACTATAGCGTCGGCACCGAGCCACGCCAGCATCAGCATGTGGACAATGACCTGGAGACTCAGATCATGCATCGTCGGGGTCCGGTCCGTTCTCCCAAGTGATCTTGGGCCAATTCCTGAGAAGATCACCGAGCAAGCTGAACGCCCACTCGGTAGCCTCGTACCTGCTCATCATCCAGGCGTACTTCCAGCTCGACATCGATTTCACTATGTGGCGCGCCCACGCCTCGCCGGCGCCGTCCTTGCCGTGTCCATCTTCGTGACAAATCAGCCAGGCCAGGGTCACCTCATAGGCCTCGCGCTCGTACCGCGCCCGCCACTTGCGGGAGAACCAGTAGCGGAACGCGAACCGGACAAGGCCGTCCGCTTTCTTCTGCCGGTGGTGCTGCCCCTCGTGCCAGATCGTCGAGTCCCACGGGCCATGCGGACCATTCGTGACCCTCTTGTAGGAATCGCTCCGCATCAAGACGAATCCCGAAAAGAGAGAGATGTTGAGGCCGACAAGGTCTGTGAACCACAGCCCCCACGCCGGGTGTAGCGGGCGCATGGCTCCTATATCGGCACGGTAGATTCGTCTGCTCATTGTTCGATGCCCCTTTCAGATTTGTGCTTGGCTACCCACTCGGCTGCCACCTCGTCCGGGTCGTCCCCGTTGGCGAGGCACAAGGCCAGATGCTGATCGGCCATTATGGTGTTGGCCTCAGCGAGCCGGTCTTGCAGGCGCCGAATGTGGCGCTCCCTCTCCCAGGCGAACCAGAAGAGCGCGAGTATCATCCCCAGGTTGATCAATCCGATGTTGGCCGCGATCCAGCTCATTGCTCCGGGCCCTCCGTGTCGTCCGTGCCCGCGACGTACTGCTCGTTACCGATAGTGACTTTGACCGTGCCGCCGTTCTCTTCGACCATCTTGTCGGCCGCCTCTTTCGCCACCGACTTCCACCATTCACGTCGTTCAGCACGCAGACGGACAATCTTCTCCGACGCTCGGTAAAGCGCGGTGAGGAGAACAATCGACAAGATTGTGAGAGCAATCGTCATCACGCCTCCTGCACCTGTGAAATGCCTTCGCCGATCCAGGCCCAGAAATCTTCGAGCATCTCAAAGGCGTCGTAGGTCTCCTCGAAGAACGGTGTCTGCTCCTCTGGGTCGCAGGTCACTTTGCCCGACTCGACGTCCAACTGGAGCGTGCCGATCCGAACACTGTGGTCCGGGCTGCTCTCCCCATCTTCCGAGTTCCATGGTCGGAAGAAGATCTGCACCCGGTGCTCGGGCTTGCCCATCCGCCAACGGTGCTGTGTGTAGTAGTCTTGGTTCATTGTTCCTCCTCGGTAGTCACAAGTAGGGCGTCTTGATATCTCGGGTCCTGGAGCGCCTTGCCCCTGATGGGCGCATCAGAGCCGATGAGGTGGCCGATGATGAACCCAAGTAAGAGGTACACAACTGCGTCCCGCATCCTCTGAGGCATCATCGTCTCTCCTCCTCCGGCCACTGCATCCAGTCAGCGCGCGGAAAGCGATCACAGAACGGAGACCAGTCAACGGGGCGCGGCTCAGCGAATCGCCACTCGACGATCCCGGCTTCGCCGTCGTCATGCGCGTCGGTAATTACTGCGCGGGCTTCTTCCTTACTATTGGCCAGTACCGCCGCACAGATTTCGGTCTGAAAGATCACGTCTGGGGCGCCGAGGCGTTCGCCGTCGACCCATGGGGTGCCGAGGCGTTCGCCAGAGACCCACCACGGCAAGTGCAACTTGAACCCATACTCCCTGCCCCACCACGAGACCCACCACCGGCCCTTCGCCTTGGCCTCGTCGGTCAGCATCTCGAACGTCTGATGGCGGGGGGAGTCTTTTGATTCCTTGACGGCGCTAAATCCTGTGACAGCGTAGTCGCTTCCGACCTCCTTCGGCTTGTCGCCGGTGCCGCCGTACCATGACGACCACCACTGACGGCTTTTGATTGACGACCACCACCGGCGCAGCGTCTTCGCCTCTCCTTCTGGAGCAAGGTCGCGGTGGTTCGTCTCAGACTCGATGAGTCCCGCCGGGGAGATCTTGATCCGTAGGTTGGAACGCGGGGCGCTGACAAAGAGCACTCGGCTGCCGTCCATGTTGACGATGTGCCGCATGACCTCTACGTCGCCCCAGTAGAATCCTTGCCTAGTCTCTACGAGATCATCAGTCATCGCTTCCTCCTTGGTTCGGCCATCTCACTCCTACATACGCACGCAGCCACCCGACTGCATCTCACACGCCCTCTTTGAATGCCTTCTGGGCCGCCAACGCGCGGTCGAGGAGCAGTCTCAGGAACGAGCTGACCGTGGGCTGCCCTTCGAGTTCAGCCAGTTCCTGCGCCCCCTCGTATTGCTCATCAGTCACCAGGAACGCGATCCTCTGTGTCAAGTCTTGCTTCTTTAGCATGGTCGTCCTTTCAGGTCCGGCGCGGGGCTCACGCCACCGCGTTCTCCATTGACGGGAAGCCAGCGATCCCCTCGACGAGCGTGATCGTGCCCTTGGTGATCCCCAGCTCCTCGGCGAGCGCGATCTCCTCCTTCATGCCGGCCGTGATCTCGTCGCCGCAGATACCGAGGACATCGCAACGAGTCAGAAGCTCCCGGCACATCTCCATCGCCAGCTCCCGCTGCGTCTCCTCATCGATGAATTGTGGCAGGTAGATCTGCGGCGCCAGCGGTAGCAGCCCCGTCCTCGCCACCGCCATGCAGATCTTCGCCACCTTCTCGCGGTTGCTCTCCGGGTCGCCGGAGTAGGGGTGACAGATGTAGATGATCTTCACGACTGCTCCTCCTCGATCTGCGGCGAGAGCCCGTGCTCCGCCTCAAGCGCTTTCGCTTCTGCCAGGGCCCGGGCCGCCTCTTTCTTGTACTTGCGAGGGTGCATGCCACGATTCGCCAGGTCTGTCAGCCTGGTTGCGTGCCGGCGTTGCTGCAGCGCGGCCTGTGCGGCCTCCTGTGCCGCTGTCGGCACTGGCTTGTCCCAGAACCCCGGCGGGAACAACCGCGCCGCCTCGATGGCCAGCTTGGCCTTGCGGGCCCGCTTGGACACCCGCCCCGAAGGGCTGAGGACCCCGTGGTCCATCTCTGGCCGCGAGTGCTTGTCCCAGTCGGTCATGCCGTTCCCGCCGCATCAGCCAGCCGCGCCAGCACGTCCCCGTGACACGGTTGCGGCGCACACCAGCAGCCGAGAATTTTGCCCCGCAGCTCAGGTAGCGCGGCCATCAGTTCGGGCTGCGTCGCCAACCACTCTTCGTATCGCACGATGGCCTCTTTGCGTGAGGCAACCCGATACTGCGCCCGAGTGCCAAAGAGATGGCTGAACGGATTACCCCAACGCGAAGGGCGACCAATATAGACATCGGATCGCTCGCGCTTGCAATGTACGACCCTCGTCGCCAGCCGTGTCATGTCGCCCCGTACCACCAGAATCGTTCCCCAGCCTCGATGACCTGCGTCTTCCAGCGCTCCATCACGTCCGGGCCGTCGCAGTCGTCGCAGACCATGAAGTTCAACACGCCAGACTTCGTTCCGAGCACCCACCGATATCCGTCGCCGGCCTTGAACCGATGACCGCACAGGTAGCACCGGAACCGCTCGCCTCCCCGGCGGCCGCTCCACGGCAGCTTGCAGTCCTCCTGCGTGGCAACGTGTCGCTTCTGGTCGAGGAAGCCGATGTCCTTCTCTTTCGAAGCCAACCGAACCGGCCAGCGATGAAGTTGCGATCCGGAACGGCCCTGGCCGTCTTTTGCAAGGCTGGTATAGATGTAGGCCGTGAACGGCCACTCCGTCTTCGGGCGCGTGACCATTCCGACGATTGGCCCCAGCTCATACCCCTCCTTCGCCAACAGCTCCGACACGAAATCCCAGCGAGGATCCCCGAGCTTAGATCGCTTCGCGTACTGGGCAACAACACCAGCGTCTCCCACGCGCTCCAGCCTCACGATTGTCCAGGCCATCACATCCCCTCCTTCTTCCGGACCGCCGCTATCGCCGCATCCGCCGCTTTGTGCCACTCCTCGGTAGGGGTGCTCTGCCCCTGATCCTGACCGGGCACGTAGGCGGCCCACACATCGTTCTGGATAGCTCTGGGGACCATCCGCCAGTGCCGCCGGCACATCAGCATCTTGGTTGGGATGCTCATATTGCAGCCGTGCGCGTGACACACGTGCCGGATCATGTCCGCTTCCTTGGCCACTCGACCCGACCCGTGTCCTGTGACACCAAGCATGTCAGCATCTTGTCAAAGTCCTCTGAGGGCTCCGGCTTGACCTCAGTCATTACGCCGGCACGCGGATAGCTGTACCTGTTGAGGATGGCCAAGGCGGCGTTCAATTCATCCAGCCGAGCGAACGCCCACGTCCGATAATCACCAATTGTCGCATCCCCGGGCACGCCACCAGTGAGACCGTCGTTCATCGCCATGCGTAGCCCGGCCAGGCTGCGACCTGTCTCTTGGATACCCTCGCTTAGTAGCCCGGCCTCCCACCGTTCGAGGCGGTAGGTTGCGATCTGGATATTGTTGCGTAGCTCCCACCCGGTGATCTGCTTTTCCAGCGTTGTGACCTTGGTGCGGAGCGCGGGCTCCACGGTGGCAGACTTCTTGCGTCCCTCGTCGTATAGCTTTTTCACCTCGGCCAGCTCTTCGGCGCAACGAACCGACTCCTCCTCAACCTTCTGGAGAATAGCGAGCGCTCCCATCGCGACATCGCCCCCCTTGTTCAGGCGGTAGCCGTCGCCGTCCTTGACGATCCTGCCCAGCTTCAAAGCGTTCCGGAGTACCTGTGGACCGCCTATAGCTTCGCTGTCCAGCTCGCCAGCGGTCACCGGGGGAGATCTGTCAGGGCAGTTGTCCATGAGGAAGTCCACGACCTCTTCTACGTCGTTGAGATCCTTGTCGCTCAGCTCCGTCTTCGCAGCCTTTTTGGCCTTGGTGACGGGCTTATTCTTGACCGGCGCCTTCTTCTTGGGCACCTTCCTGGCCAAGGAGTAGATGCCCTTCTTATTCTTTCGCAACCAGCCCAGCTTCACAGCCTCCTCTGCTTCGCGATACACTGCATCGTTATCCAAGCCCGGAGCGCATTCACGCTGCTCCTTCATGGAGAACGGGCCTTCCTCCACGACGTAATTAACGATGTCCGGGATGGGACCAAGCGGCGCCTTCTTGGCCTTGGTAGCGGGCTTTTTCTTAGGCTTGGCCGGTATCTTCTTCTTGATCTCTACGGTCGATGCCATCGCCTTCGCGCGGGCCTTCTTCTCTGTCTTGCTCAGTGGCTTCGTCATCGCCTCTCCTCCTCCTGCGGGCCGCGCCCGCGTTGTGCCGTCATCAGATAGGCTCAATGCTCACACGAAAGACCGCGTCGTCGACGGTGACAACGAGGCCAGAGCGTTCGCCTGCGCGCCGTCCGGCGTGCCTGAAGGACATGGTGCTGACCTTGTGGCCCATGCGCTTGAACAGATTCTCGCTGTCGGCGAACTCGATGGCTTCGAGAAGCAACTGCTCAACGCCTTCCTCGGTGATGGCGTCCCGCTTGACGCCGTCCGCCTCCATCGCCTTGGCGTCATCACGGCCGGCAGCGGTCAACATGAGCCGCCCGCGCCCGTGCAGGAACTTAGGTTCCCCCTGCCGTATAGGCTCCCCTTCCCGTGGCCAGCCCCAGGACACCCACCGCACGGGCGCGGGCGTCCGAGGATCTCGTGAAGCACTGGCGTCGCGCTCAATCAGCGCCTCAGCGGTCCGGTCATTCTGGCTCAGATTTGCGTTGCCATGATGTAGCAGGCGCAGCAGCAGATTCCGCATCGCCCCCGAGTAGCGTGTCTTCACAGGCGCCGCTACCTTCTTCCGCGCCGCTGCCTCCGCCTTCTTATGCCGGGCTCGGCACTCCTCCCAGTACTTGACATCAATACCTAGCCCAATCGCAAGATTGCGGCCGGCATCAGTCAAGGCAGTAATCCTCCCTGATTGCAGATCAACTTTGATCAGGCCGCGGCGTACGAGTGCCGCCTGCTTGCGAACGCGCATATCTTTCTCCCCTAAGTCCACCACGATATCTTCTAAGGCTTCAACCATCAGATCGCTCAGCTTCAACTTCTTAGCAGTCTTCGCAGCTTCCCCCCGCGTCATGCCGCCCGCCTTCTCGGCGCGCGCCGAGACGTGCCGACCGTACCGTCCTTCGTGTCTAAGATTCTTGCCTCCATGACATCGCCTCCGTGTCAGTGTTGTGCGCTCGCTAGATCGTGAACGCTCCGTGAATCCCGAGGGCTGTCTGCCCCGGGTAGAACCGCTGTAGCAGACCCCAGACCTGGCGATCCGCAGTCGCGGGGAAGATGTTGGTCTTCCGTTCCTTGTCCCAGCGCCGGCCAGGGATCTCGCGCATGGCCTCGACGACGTTGGGGTCGAAGGGCGTCTTCACCACCAGGCCGGCGTCGCACCGGAAGACCGTGATGATCTTGAGGCGCTTGATGATCCGGGCCGCGAGCGCTCCGAACCCAAGCTCGCGCAGGCGCGCGGTGCAGTCGAGGACCGTGGCCCCGTCCTGGTCCTGGGCGATCTGGTAGACCAGCTTATTGGCCTGCTGCCGCGCCTCCGGGTCGAGGTCGTCGACCCCGTACTTCTTGCGGCAGTCCGGGCCCATGCCGGTCTCGACGCTGGTGGCGTCGACGAGGGGCCGGGCGCAGGCGGCGCACTGGGTGGCGAGCATTCTCGTGGCGGGTGCGTTCTCGTAGCTCATGGCGTCCTCCTGCCTGCTGAGAAGAAGTCAGCCAAAGCTGCACCGCGGTATACCTGCTTCGCACATTCTACGCTGTAGCGTGCGCTGTAGCGGTCGCAGTTAAAGTAGTCGAGCACGTCGTGAACCCGGTCGACGGCATCGTGCTCGACGCCGATATCCTCGAAGGCAGTCTCAACCTTGAGAACGGCAAAGACATGAAGCGCGTTGCTCGTCTGTGTGATCTGTCCGGCTGCCCTCAGCAGGCACACCGATGCTCTGGCTCGCCTGTTCGCGTATTGCTCACTCATGGCTTCCTCCCTCTATCTGAACATGGATCGTAGCCGCGCGAGGAATCCGCGTGGCTTGTGGATCGGATGGCGGCAGGTCGGGTCCGACGAATAATACACGATCCCAGATTGCTGCCCGTTCCAGTTCGTGATCGCGTTGCTCTCTCTCTCGGAGCCGGGCGCCCACTGACATTTGCAAGCGAGGTGGAAGCCACGCCCCATCCTGCCAGGCATGTGATGGATGATGATCGGTGGCTCGCGGCACTCGCGGGCGCATCTCATCGGGACGGGGTTCTTCATAAGGTTCTCCTACTGCTCGCCCGTCCCGCCGCCCTCGGTGGTCAGCCGGTGGATGGCGGCGATGGCATTCGCCCTTCCCGTGAAAGCAGCCGCGGATTCGAAGGAGTCAGGCTGGCGGTCCGTCCAGGCCTGGACCTCCTGCCTCTCGTCGTCGTCCCCCATGTCGTAGGCGCGGCCCAGGACCTGGTCCAGGGTATCGCGGGGGTCTCCAACTTGGTCGTGGATCTGCTTGCTGATCGTCATTCTGAAAAGCAGGGCGGGAAGGTTGTCGATCTGGGTCATGATCATGGTCGTCTCCGTGTTCTTGTGCGCTCCGTGTAATGCTGTTGTACGGCGTGTGCGCTGTGGAGTCAAGGCGATTGTGACCCTCGGTCACAATACTGTTCTCTGGGGCACCCCGTAGAGAACGATGGAGCACCATTGCCTACATCTCAACGGTGTTCCACGTAGAACCCTACTTGCACCGGCGCGGGGACCGGGGTAGCTTGTGACAGGGCGGCGGAGTTGGACGCGACGGCGCCCGTGCCCTCCCGATCCCGGTTGGTCGGTCTGTTCCTCCTGGCCGAAGCCTGAGCAACGCCGGGGGAGGGAGGGCATTTCTACCGCCGCCATTCTTGACAGCCAGCGCAGGCAACGGTACATGCCGAGCGGCGTTCATGCGGGGAGAGGATGGTCCTCACCGGGTCTCATAAGCTTGGCCTTGGTGGTTCAATTCCACCCCCCGCAACCACAGGAGGGAACCATGTCCATCACCAAGTTCGACAAGCTCCGCATCTGGGCACCGGAAGACGAGATCGAGCCGCAGGCCTTGCCCAGCTCAAGAACACTGCGAGCCTGCCCTGGGTCTTCCACCACGTCGCCGCGATGCCCGACGTCCACTGGGGCATGGGCGCGACGGTGGGCTCCGTGATCGCCATGAAGGATGCGGTCAGCCCGGCCGCCGTCGGCGTCGACATTGGCTGCGGCATGGCCGCGGTACGGATGGACCTCTCCGCTTCCGACCTGCCCGACTCGCTTGCCGACCTCCGGCACGAGATCGAGCGGTCCATCCCCGTCGGCTTCCATTGGAACAAGAAGATTTCGAGCGAAGTGCTGGGAAGCTCGCTGTGGGGAACGGTCAACGAATTGCAGCCGATAACAGCACAGCTCTTCGAGCGCGCCATGTTGCAGATGGGCACGCTCGGCGGAGGGAACCACTTTATCGAGCTTTGTCTCGACGAGAACGACGCCGTCTGGTTCATGCTGCACAGCGGCTCCCGGCACATCGGCAAGACGCTAGCCGACTACCACATCTCCATCGCCAAGACCCTCGCCCACAACGATGGTCTGCCCGACCCGGACCTGAGCGTGTTCCTGGCCGGCACCCCGGAGATGGCAGCGTACCGTAACGACCTGTACTGGGCCCAGGAGTACGCGCTCCAGAACCGGCAGTACATGATCCGGATCCTGTCAGGCGTGATGTTGCGGGCGTTCCCGCAGTTGAGCATGGCTGGCGACGAGTCGACCGATCATCTCGCCTTCGACGAGCCGGTCATGTGCCATCACAACTACGTCGCCGAGGAGACGCACTACGGCGAGAAGGTCTTCCTGACCCGCAAGGGTGCCATCAGCGCGGACAAGGGCGAGCTGGGAATCATCCCGGGCTCCATGGGCACGAAGTCGTTCATCGTCAAAGGCCTCGGCTGCGAGGAAAGCTTCCGGTCCGCGTCGCACGGCGCCGGCCGGCGGATGAGCAGGAACAAGGCGAAGAAGACCTTCACCGTCGACGACTTTGCAGCCCAGACCGACGGTGTCGAATGCCGGAAGGACAAGGACGTCCTCGACGAGATCCCTGGGGCCTACAAGGACATCGACAAGGTCATGGGCTACCAGGCGGACCTTGTGAAGATCGAGCACGAGCTGCGCCCGGTGCTGTGCGTGAAGGGATGAGCCATGAGTGATCAGCCCACCAACGACTTCAACGATTGGCGCCTGGCGTACCTCAGGCGGAAGCTCACCCGGCTTCGCAAGGACCCGATCGGCAACAAGTGGTCGATCCTCAGCGCCCAGAACGCTCTCGACTACCTGCTCCACGGCGAAGACGCCGCGTGGCGCAAGAAGGCGGGCTGGACATGAGCGAGCCCAGGAAGATCTCCCGCGACGAGCAGACCCTCCGTAGGAAGGTCAACCGGCTAAAGAGGACCAAGCGAAAGCTCAAGACGGAGATATGGCAGACCTGGATGAAGATCTACGACCACATGTACCCCAAGAAGCCCGAGGAGGACGAGCAATGAGTGATCGCGAAAGAGTAGCTTGGGGTGTGCTGCGTATGTGCATCTTCGCCTTCCTGGTGATCGTCTACTGGGAGCCGCTGCCGGGCATCGCCTGGTTCATGCTCTTCGTCGTCTTCACGGGCGGCGTCAAGATTCACCTCAGATAGGAGACACCGTGACCGCATCAGATATCGCCCAGCTCACCTTTCTAGGCTTAGTCTGGCTGTGGGTCGCCATCACTCTTGTGGTCCTGTGGCGCCAGGACAGGCGATTAGACAGAGAGGAAAGAGACCTGTGAGGATGAATCGCACACACATGAACATGGTCGGCCCCGGCAAGCGTCACGCGAAGACGCTCGTCGGCCGCGAGCGTCGGCGCCGGGACAAGACTGCCGCCACCGAGGGGATTGCCGAGATGCCCGACCGGATGGAGAGGTGGGACGATGGCGTGGATGCCGAGATCGCAGAGCAGCGCCTAGCCGAAATCGATGCACACCCCGAACGTGTTGTTCGCGGTGAGGAGCTTCGCCAGAAGATGAGACAATGGGAGGAGTCACCATGAGCAACATCGCGTCCGCAGCAGCTTACCCCCTCGAATGGCCCGGCGGCTGGCCACGCGTCCGATTCCACAGCAGCGCGCGGTACCAGACCGAGTTCGGCAAGGCGCGCGACGACCTCGTTGAGGAGCTACGGCGGTTCAACGCCACGCACGTCGTGATCTCGAGCAACGTGCCAACCCGCAATGACGGGCTTCCCTACGCCAGCGCCGGCTCCAGGCGCTACCAGGACCCGGGTGTGGCCGTGTACTTCACGATCCGGGGCAACCAGCAGGTGATCGCCTGCGACCACTGGGACTACGTCAAGGACAACATCCGCGCCTGCGGCCTCACCGTCGGAGCCTTGCGGATGATCAAGCGCGCCGGTGCGACGGATATCCTCGAGCGGGCGTTCAGCGGCTTCAAGGCCCTGCCCCCTGCGAACGGCCAGACGACCACGGTGTCGTGGTGGGAATTCTTCGGCGTCGACCCCAAGGCGACAACGCTCGCGGACGTGGACGCGATCTACAAGACCCGAGCCAGAAAAGCTCACCCGGACGCAGGCGGCACGGAAGAGGCCATCAAAGAATTGAATCAGGCCAAGGACAACGCCCGCACGGCGCTGACGGAGATGCACCCGGAGACCCAGCACACGCGGTGAGGGCCGTCCGTCGACCGTCAGGCGCTGGGGATGGGCTTGAAGGCTGCGTGGGGAACGTTGAGGTTGAGAACTGGCCGGGTCCAGCAGGTAGGAATGTTCACGACCGGCTCCTGATCCTTGGGAACAATCTGGCGAACGTGGACGTCCTCGGAGCCAGAGAGGCGCACGGTGTCGTCGTAGGCTTCGCTACACGACTCCCAGATGCCGATCAGCACGCCGGCCTGGATGCCGACCCACTTACCCGGGCAGGACTTCAGGAGCTTGGCACGGTTGGCCTCGTAGAACTCGACGTCGATGGCTTGCATGGCATTGCTCTTGCTTCCACGAATGAAGCCCAGGGGCAGGGTCTTACGGGTCTGGTCCTCGAACCCACCACGCGGTGACGGGACAACCAGACTGACTCTAGATCCGTCCACCACTCCGGGCAACGCTAGGATGGCACGGGCGCCGTCGCTATGCAAGAAGAGTGCCGATCATTGTCTCTTCAAGAGAGCCCCGGGCCCGGCGTCGTGTGGAGCCGAGCCCGGGGGCTTGAGGCCGGATCGTCAGGCGGCCTTCTTGTACGTGTCGGCCGCCTTGTCGGCGCGGGTCTTCATCTCGGCGATCTTGGTGGCGTGATCCTTGATGGCGGCGTGCACCTCCTCCCAGTTGTCAGCCGTGATCGAGTCCTCCATCCCGTTGACGACCTTGGCGTAGCGCTCCCAGGCGCGGCTCAGGGCCTCCAGGACGTCGGCAGGATTGCGGGGCGGCTTGCTCAGCCCCCAGAAGGTGAACCCGTTCTGGGTCTTGCCGCCCAGCTTCAGGACCTTGGCCGCCGCGACCGCCGCAGCCGACAGCGACTTATAGGTCTTACCGGCGTAGAGGATCCCGTCCTTCTTGACCGTGCATTCGCAGCGGACATCCCCGCGCCGGTCCAGCTTCTGGATCTTCGCGCCGACCGCCGGCATGCGAGGGTCCGGCCCAGGCTTGGCCGCCGTCGGGGCTGACGCCCCCGTGGAACCCCGCCGCGCTAGCCCCGGTGTTGGATCCCGCCGCACGATGGGCGTCGCCTTGGCCACCCTCTTGTTCCCAGCCTTCATGGCCGGGTCCTTGTTGGGGTTGGCCCCCTTGCCGGCCGGCTTGCCGTTCCCGTTCTTGGCAGGCGCCTTCGTGCCGTTCTTCCCGTTGGTACTCTTCTTGCTTCCGTTCGTGTTGCTCTTTGCCATGATCTCTCCTCCGTGTTGTGTGGGCAGCGAAATGCTGGCCCTCTCCGGGGAGCCTGCGACCGCAGTCACAAGCTCGGGGATGGGGTTAGTGTATCGCTGTCGTCGTAGGGTATCGAGGGCGTGCGCTGAACTCCCAAGCTAGGCCACCAGGAAGCGTGTGCAGCACATCCAACAAGTCATCGCGGGGGGCGTCCCCTGAGTAATAGAGACGGTCGCCGGTCAGCTCTAGGTGCAGCACCTTCCCATCTGGGCGTACGATTGTGACGCGGTGTGCGGTCCCGTTCTCACTGACAGCGTGGTGTGTGTAAGCAGCGTGCATCGTGTGTCTCCGTGCTGGGGTTGGTGTTCTCCGTTGCTGAGCCATGACTCACTCCGGTGCCAATCGAAGTCAAGCCCAGATCCTTAGATATTCTCAAGTATTTTCAAGGGCTTACATTGTCCAGTCATTACGCGGAGGTACGCCGTCAGGCGGGGCCCGCACGTCGCTTGACTGCCACGCCGGGGCCGGGCTAGCACCGACCTTTAGGCACGCGGATCTTCCGCTGACGCCTCTGCACCCACCGCGCTAGATCACGGCGTCTTTTTTCACACGGTCTCTCAGAGCCGGTATCGGGTCGGCCCACTTGCTCGGATCGCCGCGCAGGTGGATTCCGCTGTGCGGGCTCCCCCGCGCCGTCACCCAGCCCCCATTGATGCTCTTCCCGGCGGACATTATCTGCGCCGCCCATATCCACAGGTGCGTTCGGCCCTGCCCGAATATCTCCCGGGCAAGGATTATGCGCCCGCGCAGGCCGTGCTTCTCCACCGTGTGGTTCACCATCCACTCCTGAGCCGCCTTCACCTGCTTCAGCACACCCGTGATGGGCGCCTTCGTCTTCTCCAGCCCTGTCCACCGCTCGCTGACGCCGCACCCAAGACAATGCCCATGCAGTTCTCCGCCGTCGCCATCGAGCCACCGGTTGACTGACAGCGCGAACCCCTCCCACTTTCCTGGCGCAGACAGAGGCAGGTGATCTGGATTGTACTCCGGCTCCTCGACGGGGCACCCCTCCCGCAGCCAGGCCCGGCGTTCAGCCAGAGTCGTCATGCTGCTCTCCGGCGATCTCCGCCAGGAGCTTTCCGATCTCGGTGCGCATGAACTGCGTCGACCGATATTCGCCCATGTGAATGCTGTTGAGCCACCTGAGCAGCTCGCGGGACTTCACCAGCAGACAGGCGTGCGCCACCTGCTCGCTGGTGTCCTCCCTCGCACCCACCCGGGCGACAAGCATGCGCTTTGAGTCTAGGATCACGATCTCTTTGTCGACGTACTCCCAGGTCCACGGCCCGTCGACGAACAGGCTTTCCAGCAGTTGCTCCGTCCTATTCGTCATGTCTTCCCCTCCTCACCCGGCCACAGACCCTCCAGCGCCGCCCCGCGGAGCAGGTGAGCGACCTCGGCTGCGGTGCGGCCTGGGGCGTCGTTGTAGTCCTCTTCTTTGGTCACATAAGATTCATCATCCGCATCGTAGTCATCCGGGTCACTCTCGCGCCCAACTGGCACATTCCCGACGCCTCTACACGCTGGACAGACAATACGCGGCGCCCACTTTTTGAGCAGAAGCTCAACAGCCTGGATAGCAGGTTCGTATAATCCCGTACCGCTAGCCTCTTCTGAGATAGCACCTCTACCTGACCACTCTACCGAAGGGCGCCAGGAATAACCCACGTCTTTACCAAAAGAGTCATAGCCGTCTGCGTTCTGGCACCATGCCGTGAGCACGCGGTCGGCGGCGCGCAAGAGGATGTCGACGGTCCCGGGGGTCACACCTTCCTCTTGCCGATGCGGTCGAGGAGCGCCTGCGCTCGGTGGATCAGCACGAGCTGTGCTGTGGGGTTGGCGATCATCTCACGAAGCAAGTCCAGCGCCTCTACGTGATCGGCATCCCGATCACCGGACGAGCGCCTCATCTCCTTGAGCATGGCCATCCACTCATCGAACTCCTCGTCGCTCTCCCACAGGTCCTTGCCGGCTCCGATGAGCTTGTTCAGGTCTTGCGGGCCCGTGAAGCCTTCCTCCGCGGCGAGCTGTAGAGTGGCTTTCTGGCGCCGGAGCTTGTCCAAATCTTGGGGCCCGTCGCCGTCCTTCATCCGCCCAGCCTCTGGTGCCGCTCCGCGGCAAGAGCGGCCTGCGACTCGGCCTCGGACACCCGGAACTCCAGCGTGCCCCGTTCCCGCCGCCAGTCCTCGCGCTCGCTGCTGAGGGTCTGGCGCAGCTCCTCATTCTCGGTCTGGACGCCATCGCGCTCGTCCCGGGCTTCCTCGGTCTCGATGATCGATTGCTTGACCGCCCCGACCGCCTCGTCGAGCAGGATCTTCTGGCCCGCCAGTTCGGCCTTGGCCGCCTTGACTTTGCCACTCAGCTCCTCGTGCTCGTTGGTGGCGTCAAGGCGCACCTCCTCAAGTTCCTCCTTGGCCTCGTCCCGTTCGCTGATTGCTTCCTCGGCCTCTTTCTGTGCTTCCAAGAACGACGTCCGCAGGTCCACGATCTCGCCGGCCGCAGCGTCGACCGCCTTCTTGCTCGCCTCTACCTCCAGTTCGAGCCGCAGGATCGTCCGCTTGTGTTTGTCCTTCATTTCTGCCCTTCCCACGGGCGGCGCCCCGCCTTGATCGCTTCCCATTCTTGATCGGTCGGAGCCCGGAACTCACCGTTCGGGACAGAGGCACTGTCGTTGTCTTCCGGATCATTTGGGCGGACGCCCTCGATAGTGTAGAACCCCTCCCAGATCGAGACACCCAGGGGCGCGCCGTCAAGGCCGAGGTCAGCCAGGTCAACGAACCCACATTCTTGGATCTCAAACGCCAAATGGGGCCCAACCGTCCACAGCACAGCCCCGGTGCCATTGCCGTCGCACGCGACCACGGCCCGCGACGGCAGATCCCAATCGTCTGAATCCTCGCCGCGCCATTGGTCGTCGCTGGCCTTGTGCACGTCCTTCATCTGCACGTCTGTCATCGCCCCGCCCTCGCCGCCACAACCTGGCTCTCCAGGTTCCGCCGCTCATGTGCCGCCTGCGACCACTCCTCGTCGATGGTCTGCCGGAGCCCCGCCACCTCAGCTTGTGTGGACCTGATCACCCCGTTCGCTACGCCAAGCTCGCCCCGGACTTCCCGCAGCTCGCCGAGCGCTACCTCGTGCTGGACCTTCAGCCGCTCGGCCTCGTCGTGCTTACCATTGAGCACCTCGTTCGCTTTCTCCATCACCGGCGTCATGGCCGCTATCGCCCTGATCGACGTATCCCGCTCATCTTTGGCCTTTTCAAGCTCGGCCAGCACCCGATCCCGATCCTCCTGGACCTCGCGATGCAGTGCAAGCGCGGGCGCGTGCCTGGCCTCCAGGATCTTGATCTCGGCGTCCTTGCCCCTCAGCTCAGCCTCGAAGCTCGCCTGCGTCTCGACGTGGCGCACGCCGTACTTGGCGAACGGGCCGAGCCGATAATACCCGGGATACCTGGGATGCTTCTCCCAGTCGGCCCCGCACCCCTCCGGGCCCGTGTCATTGCCATCCGCCGTCTGGACATCGACGAACACGCACTCGTTGGACGGCCCGGGCAGAGCCGTGGTCACGAAGTAGAACTCTTGTTGCTCAAATTCATCAGTCATTGGCCTTCCTCTCTCGAGAGCACGCTGCGCCCGGTGCGTTCGTACACGGGATCAACCCCGAAATCGTTCTTGGCAAGTCCTTTCTCCATGTGTGCAACCATCCTCGTGTCGCCGGCCTCGCGATACCTAGCAAGCTGAGCCTCGTCCTCTTCGCGCATGTGCTTCGCACACCGGCGCCGTAACCAGCTATATCCATCCCACGAGTGACAGATGACACAACCATCGTCGCCCTCTACAATGCCTGCACAGCGAGGCGAACATACGTACCCTCCGTCTGCGTAGGCGCCACAGTTCTTGCATCTACTAGACATGCTTATCTTCCCTTTCGACAATCTCACCCAGCACTTTGGGGCTACTCATGTAGTGCTCCTCCAAATCAAGAGCCGCGATCTGCTCCTGGAGATCTATCATGCTGACGGCGCCGTGGGAGAATCTCAGCTCGACTTCGGTGTCCGCATCACTGCTGATGATCAATGTTGAGATGCCGTCATCCCGACTATCGCCCAGCTTCACTTGCGGCTTATGCATCCAGACGATAGTCCGCGTTCGACCACGTCTCAGTATTGGTGTCTGGCGTAAGCTCATACCCATTGGTTCGTCCTCCGTGTTGGCCGGGGAGCATTCCCGGTTCGGCCATACATCCATCACCGCCAAGCGAAGTCAAGATTCACGGCGACCTCGCACCACCACCCAGATCTGCCAGCCATTTCCACCCCCGGTTCCGAGCAGGGCCAGTGGCCCGTCAGCGCATGCCACTCCAGCTTTGCTGGCACTGGCCGCCGCCACTCGGCCGTCGTGACGCCGCATCCACCCCGGGTGCTGCGCACACGGTGGATCGGCACTCGCAGCCATGTGAAATTCTAGCAAATTTTTCGCACCACACTCCCAGCACGGCAGCACGGGCTCTGCGACATCGCCTCAGATAAGCTCGTGGGAATCGGCTAAGTTGGTAGGAGGGCTAGCTGGAGGCTGACGGCGCCCAACCCGGCCGCCTGACACAGCCCACAGCCCCCCACCTCCCCACGGATCGGCCCCCAGTGGGGGGTGCCTCGGGGCCAATGGACCACCACATGTTGTGGTCTTGTCCCTGTTAGAGCGTCTGCACCACTACATGTTGTGGTCGGCCAACGGCGGGAACCACCGACCACAACATGTAGTGGTAGGGGCCTTAAAGCGACGGTCCTGCATACCACCACATGTGGTGGTAGGGGTCTGTAGTTCAGGGGGCCCCGGGCCCTGGTGGGGGGATCGGCGCGGGGGTGGCGG